GACCATGTAGCATGGCACCACTTGATGTGGATTAACACAGAAAGACAAAGAGGACCGTCAAAGCACACCCAAGCAGGAGGACTACGGCATGGCGACCACAAAGAAGCCCGTCACAAATGCTGAGAAGCTGAAACTACTTAAGCTGCTGAAGAAAAAGGAGCAGGAAGAAGTCTACAAGACCAACTTTGCCCTGTTCGCGGAAGAACGTATCAGGATTCTGCCAAAGGATAGCTCTCAAGGCTACATCCCGATGAAGCTGAACGCAGCTCAGAGGCTGATCAACGACAAGATCGAGAAACAACTGCGAGAAACTGGGCGAGTTAGAGCCATCATCCTGAAGGCCCGCCAGCAAGGTATCTCGACCTACACCACTGCACGAGTATTCTGGAAGTGCTACTTCCACGGACTCCAAAAATCGGTAGTCATGGCGCATGACTCTGCCACTTCCGACGCCCTGTTCACCATGTCGCGAGCAGCGATCAATAACATGGAACCGGAATGGCAACCCGGCATCAAGAAGTCCAACGCCAAGGAGATTGTCTTCGAGCACAACGAGTCTGGATACCGCCTTTTCACGGCAGGTAGCCCCGAAGCAGGCCGTGGCATGACGCCTACTGTGGCGCACCTATCCGAAGTAGCATTCTGGCAGCATGACGACAAGATCCTGGCTGGCCTATTTCAGGGCATCTCCCAGGCTAACGGCACGGAAGTCATCTTGGAGTCTACTGCCAACGGCGTGGGCAATGAGTTCCATCGCCTCTGGGAAGGCGCAGTGAAAGGTGAGAACGAGTACCTCGCCATCTTCATTCCCTGGTTTCTCACACCCGAGTACGCCCGAGAAGCCCCTCCAAACTTCGAGAAAACGCCAGAGGAAGCGGCCTACGCACTCAAGATCTACGAGAAGCACGGCTACCTCCTCACGAAGGAACAGCTTTATTGGCGACGTCTGAAGATTGCTGAAGGTGGCGAAGACAAGTTCAAGCAAGAGTACCCAGCTCACGCGGAAGAAGCCTTCCTGGTGTCCGGCGCGAACGTCTTCGACCTTGAAAAGCTCAACGCTCTGATTCCTCAACCCATCAAGTATCGTCAAGAGTTCAATTTCGAGAAGATGCAGTGGGAAGATGACAAGATTGGCAGCTTAAAGATTTTCATTCCGCCGACTTCATCGGGACTGTACGTCCTAGCAGCCGACGTGAGCCTCGGAGTTGGGAAGGACTACAGTGCCGCTGTAGTGCTCAACCCGAAGCGGCAAATCTGCGCAGTCTACAGGAACAACATGGTAGATCCCTCAAAGTATGGCGACTTGCTATTCTACCTTGCACGGTACTACAACAATGCGCTCATCGGAGTGGAGTCTAACAGCATGGGAATCGCCACGTTGAACCGGCTCATCCAGATGAACTGCCAGAACCTGTACTACCAAACCAAAACAGCGAACGTCTCGATGGAAGAAGGCGCAAAAGCAGGCTGGCGCACGACTCACACATCAAAACCTGCCATCATCGGCTACCTGAAGAACGCCATTGAGAATGAGGAGATCTGGATCCCCGATCCGGTGATCATCTCTGAGCTCATGACCTACGTGCAGGATGAAACTGGCAAGACGGCAGCTCAGCCGGGATCTAATGACGATACAGTCATGGCGACTGCTATCGGGCTTGAGATGCTCCGCACGCACGGAGACAAGCTGACGAACACCAAGATCGGCTTCCGCGAGAAGAACCTCGCATGGAGGCAGGAACCCACTGTGTGGTTGTAGAATTGACTCCTAAGGTATAGCCCGTGAGATCACTCCAGGCAGTTTGGTGGTCGGTCCATACTACAGACTCTAATAGAGAGGAACACCATGTACGAAGTAAAAGCAGACGATCATCGAATCGAAGTCCCCAAGAAGCATTCACTCGGATTTGACACCCGGATGGCTAACCCCGCCAAAGTTTCGACCGCAGGCTACCACCAGCTGAGCCCGGAGGAGCAGGCCCTCATCAACCGTGTGAAAGCCGTAGCGGAGGAAGTCGCTCATCTGGTCACGGATGTGCGCGACTTCACTGAGAACCACCCGCTGGAGCAGGACGGTGTGACCCGTCTAAGCCCAGCCCGTTGGGCTGCTCTCGCGGACACGGACTTCCAAGTCGGCTTCATGAAGCTGTTGCGCTCGATCGCACGACCCTCCACCTATTGAGGAGAGACACCATGAACTTCATGGACCCTAAGACGACGCAAGGCATCAAAGATGTCCTTAGCCCGAAGACGATTGCGAAGTTTGCCAAGACGCAACCTGAGAAGTACACCCCTGCAGCTAAGGTACTCCCCGTACGTGGTCTCGCAGAGAAAGACAAGGCGAAGCCGAAAGGCATCACCAAGGCGGACAAAACCCTGCCGCTCAAGAAACTGAGCGACGGGCGATGAAAAAGCAGGCCTAGTCCTCCTGCTGGCCGCAAGGCCGAGGGGCTTAGGAAGATGCGCCCCTATGGGAGAAGCATCAACATTGGCCCACCCTGTCGCTAGAAGCCTCGGGTGGGCCTCTCACCATACAACATCCAGCTAGGGCTGTCTGTGCTAGACGCCGCTGTGAAAGGAACCCCAATGATTGAAGACCGTGTTGATCTGAGTGATCAGAACGAGGAGCACGCAACAACCGCTCCGCCCGCCCCAGACGGCTACCAAGTTGCAGTTGACGATGACACCCTGATCACGATGATCTCGGATGGCATCAAGAACTCCGTAGGTGACTTCCTCAATTCAGCATCACTGGCCACAGAGCGCCAAAAGAGTACGCTGGAGTACGGTATGCTGCCGGTGGGTCATCTATCCCCGCAAGGTGTGAGTCAGCTTGTGAGTTCTGACACAGTGGAGGCTATCGAGGGTTACACCGCAATCCTGTCAGAACTGCTGCTGAACAACAACAAGATTGCGAAGTTCGTACCGACCAGCCATAGCCCGACCGCCATCCATCAAGCAGTCGTAGCCTCGGACCTTGTGAACTACGTCGTCTTCCGTCAGAACGACGGCTGGGCGAAGCTCAATACTTGGCTCAAGTCAGCTCTGATGTGGAAGAACTCCATCATTCGGTGGGGCTTCGTCGAAGACCACGAGTACAAGTTCCGTGAGTTCGAGACCATCACACAGATGGAACTCGATCTGGAGCTTGCCAAGGAGAACGTAGAAGTTGTCGGTGAGCTTCAATACGAGCCTCAACTTCTGACGCCTGACGCTACGGAGTACACCAACGTATACAAGGACGTTCGACTTCGGGAGAAGATCTCTCGCAACCGGATCGCCATCAACACGGTCCCTCCGGAGAACTTCCGCGTCACGCGTGATGCCACCTGCATCGAAGACGCATCCTACCTGGGCGTCACCTATGAGATGACTCGCTCGGAGATCCGTACCTACTGGCCTGAGCGGGCTGAGCTCGTGAATTGGAGCGAAGTTGGTGACGGCGAAATGGACTGGGCTTCGAAGTACACTGAGGAGTCTGCCATTCGCAAGATGCTGACCGGGCAAGAATACTGGATGAACAACCATGCTCGCGACGTCTTCACCACGGAAGCCAACACGCCGATCACTGTGGTCGAGTCTTGGTTCCGAGTGGACCGTGACGGAGACGGTATTGCTGAGCTCAAGCGATTCATCACGGTAGGCAAGACAATCCTGGTCGAAGAAGACTGTGACTTCATCCCGATGGCAAGCCTATGCCCGTTCGAGATTCCTCACGAGTTCTTGGGCCTGTCTGTAGCAGACATCGCTCGCCCGAGCACCTTGGCTTCGACGGCAATCCTGCGTGGCTTTGTGGAAAACGTCTACTTGACGAACTACTCGCCCAAGCTGGCTGATCCGAACGTAGTGGACTTCAGTGCGCTTCAGAACATGAAGCCCAAGCAGCTGATCCCTACGAATGGCAACCCGCAGAACGCCGTAGCACCGCTCAGCCCTGACACCATCAGCACTGGTACGGTCCCGCTTCTCCAAGTTCTTCAGCAGAACAAGGAGCAGGCACACGGTCTGTCCAAGGCTGCGCAGGGTCTGAACGACACGCTCTACGTCAGTGGCAACTCTGAGGAGAAGCTGAATCGCGTCATGTCGGCGGCGCAAGTGCGCATCCAGTACATTGCTCGGCGTCTTGTGGAGACTGGCTTCAAGCGGCTCGTTGAGGGCATCTACCGAACCTTGCGCAAGCAGATGGGCGGCACTAAGATGCAGTACTACGATCACAACGACTTTCTGCAGAGTGTCGACCCTAAGGAACTGCCGGAGGAAATGAACTTTTACGTCAACGCTGACGTCGGAGACCACTCCAACTCGAACATCATCAAGAAGATGTCCGTAATTGGTAAGCAGATCCTGCCCGCTTTGAAAGAAGCCGGTGCTGGTGGTGCCATCAATCCTGAAGCTGCGGTGCGAATCGCCTGCAAGACAATCGAAGCGATGGACCTTGATCCGCTGGACTTCTTGGTGGACTACACTTCTGAGGACTTCAAGAAGCAGGCCGCAGCGTCTCGTAAGGCAGAGCTCGAAGCTGCTGAGAAGGGTCGCAAACTCGATGAGCAGATCAAGCAGCTGGACATCAGCACGAAGCAGGCAAACCTGGCTCTGACGAATGTGCAGACCAAGAACGCTATGCAGGACAATGCTCGACAACTTCTGGTTGCTGTCGTCAAGGCCAAGCAGGAATACATGAAAACCATCGTAGCTGCTGTTAAAGAAGGCATTGACACCACGAAGTTGCCGCCTGAGCCTGATACCATTGGTATCCTAAAGGAGATAATGGCCTTGGTCAACACTGATGCCAGCACTCCTATCAGCACCCCTCCCATCGAGGAGCTTCCCGGGCCTGCCGCTGGTATGATGAACCCGACTGCAGGGGTCAACGCTCAAGGCGCGTGATCCGGTTAGCCGGTACCTAACAGACAGAACCTATCCCGGCCCCAACCGGGGTAGGCTCGCACCTACTCCCTCTTAGCGCAGCGGACTGTTAATTCGTTGGTCCAGGAGAGGGAACCACTTAGGAGGACTAACATGTCTGATGATCGGAAGCAGGTTGCATTGCGCAACGCTGTCCGTAGCAAGTTTCCTGCCACTGTGACCACTGCGCAAGCAGCCCAGAGCGCACAGGAGGCAATCGTGAGGGGTTCGTTCGCGGACCAAATGAAGGAGCAATTCTTTGATGCCGCCTTTGGGGAAGTCCTATCGGACATCTTCATGGCATGGCTCAAGACCGAAGCTCACTGCGTGAAGGAGCGCGAGTTTCTCTACGCCACCGCAATGGCCCTTGGCTCTGTCAAGGGTAAGCTCATCGACTTTTCCAACCTCGGCAGAAATACCCAGTACCTGCAATCGCAGCAACGACTGCTAGATGAGGCTGGAGCCCATGCAAGATCAAGTCAAGAAGGGACTGACAATGCTGACCAAAACCCAACTGAATGATGCCATCGAAGGGCTCCAAGACGCTCTCGAAGACAACGTTCGTGCCATCATCTCTGCCCGGAAGGCAGGCTCCAACGGTGTTCACCGCATCATTTCCCAGGCTCCTGCCCTGAGTTTCGTCCTGACGGGTCTCTCTCAGCTGCAAGACCTTGTGGTGGAGATGGAAGACGCGGAAGCTCAAGCCAATGAGGGTGAAGGCCCAGTAGCCGAAGAAGGCAAAGTCGAAAATCCCTTTGCGAAGCGCATGCGAGAAGCCCGTGAGGCCAAAGCTGCAAAGCGTAATCACCATCGCTAACCCATCACGAGGACTAGAATAACATGACTCAACAGAATACCACTGGTGCTGTAGAATCGACCGCCGCGAGCGAAATCTCGTCGGCTGACTTCGACTCTTATAGTGCTGGCGAGGCGGCGCTGCCCTCCTTGGATGCCATTCTCCGTCGTAGCCCTGTGCTTCAGGCTGCTGCTGAACGTGATGAATCGCTACCCACCGACGAGGAAGAGGAGCAAGGCGACACGACTCAGGATGACTCATTGGAAGATCCCGATGCCGATGAATCGTCCGAAGAAACCGCAGGTGAGGAAGCCGAGACGCCCTCCGACGAAGATGACGACCAAGGTGATGACGAGCAGTCTACCACTGAAGTTGCACATTTCGAAGAAGAGCAGATCGACTGGACGGCGACTGTCCCCGTCAAGATTGACGGTAAGGTAGTCAAAGTCTCCTTGGGTGATCTCCGCAGGGGATACGCCACGGACCAGCATCTGTCGCAGAAGGGTCGAGAAATCGGCGACTTGAAGAAGGCCGTTGAGGCTGAGCGTCAAACGAAACTGGCTGAAGTAATCCAACTGGCAGATGTTCTCAACACGGAACTGGCTGCTGCGGAGAACGCTATCGCGGCGCAATACGGCGAAGTCAAGAAGGCCCGTGACGAGGCAAAGAAGAATGGGGACACCTACGCCGCGCGCGAAGCTAACGAGCGGATGCGTGAGCTCCAAGAAGAATACGCCGCAGCGCAGCAGAACCGCAAGGAGAAGCTGGCGAAGGTTGCGATTGCTTACCAGAAGCGTGTGCAAGATGAGCAAGTAGCCCTGGCGAAGAAATATGCCGAGGAAGCGCCTCAACTCATCGCGGGTTACACTGACGAAGTGGCGGTCAAGTGCCGCGACTTCGCTCTGAAAGAAGGCATTCCGGAATCGCTGCTAGAGACCATCTATGACGCCCGTGTAGTGAAATTCATCAATGACTACCGCAGTCTCAAAGAGGCGGTTGAGAAAGGTGCGTCTAAGCGTACGGAAAAGAAGGTTCCTGCTTCAAAGGCTGTGCCTGTGAAGAAGGGAACTCCGCCGTCCGTCGCTGCGAAGAAGAGCCAAGCTAGCCTGCGTAGCACTGTCCTGAGCGGCAAAGGTGACGCTGGTCAGCAACTGGACTTCCTCAAAGGCATCAGCTCAATCTCCAAGAAGCTGAAGTGAGAAACAAGGGCAAGACCTCGAAGAAGGTCTCTCCGCCTCTACTGAAAGGAAAAGAACATGGCTGGCAATACCTTTGCCACTGGCGGTCCGAAGGCCGCTATTCGTTCGGCCGCTGCCACCGGTAACGCGGCGAACGCGAGTGAGAAGGAAGATCTCGCCAACTTCATCAGCATGATCTCGCGCGACGAGACCCCGTTCCTGAGCTCGATCGGCAAGACCAAGGCCAAGGCGATTCTGCACGAGTGGCAGACCGACGAACTGGCCCCTCCGGTCCAAGGTGCTGTGGCTGAAGGCGTGTCGTACGCGACGCAACACGCTGCGCAAGCCGCTGAACCGCACCGTACCCGCCTGGGTAACTACTGCCAGATCAACAGCAAGACCGTGACCGTCACTGGCTCGAAGCGCGCTGTGGATCAGGCCGGTGTCGCCGACGAGTACGCCTACCAGCTGAAGAAGCGTGGTGTGGAAATGCGTCGTGACATCGAGTTCGGTGCTGTCAACACTTGGCAGTCGAGCAACGGCGCTGGTATCCGCACGTTCGGTGGCTATCAAGCGTGGGTCAACTACACGGCTGCAACGAGCACCCCGGCGACGGCGCTCAACGTGCTGACGACCCCGGGAGAGTACACCGCTCCGACCAACCCGGGCGGCGGTGTGGCTGGCACGTTCACCACGGTGACGTCTGCCGACAAGAATCCGCTGCAGCTGGCTCACGTTGACACGGTGATGCAGGCGATCTATGAGAATGGCGGCAAGGCTTCCAGGCTGATGTTGTCTCCGTCGAACCGCCGTGCCTTCTCGGCTCGTGCCCAGCTGGCTGGCTCCTCGACCACGAACGCTGGCGACGGCAACGTGCGTCGTAGCATCGATGCGTCGGGCAAGCTCCGCCAGTCGGTGGAATTCTACGAGTCGGATTTCGGCGCGATCATGGTCGTTCCGAACTACGTGATGGGTATTGCCTACACGGGTGTCCCCGGTCTCGATACCACGGCCAACTTCTCGGCGCTGGTGTACGATCCGATGTGGTTCGCGTGGGCTGTTCTGCGTCCGACGCAGGAAGTTGATCTGGGCCAACTCGGTGACTCGATCATCGGCCAGATCGTGGAAGAAGGCACCCTGGAGTGCCGTAACCCGAAGGGCTGCGGTCTGATCTTCGGTCTCAACGGGGCCTGATCTATCTAAAAAAAAGGGGGGTATGGGGCAACCTGTGCCTCCCTTTTCAACTTTCAAGGAGACATCATGCCTGTGATCGAAGACGGCTTCACTGCCGACCGACTCGCCGCTGTCAACACCACCTACTCTTCCATCAACGGCTACGTGGCCCCGAACATTACGGCCCTGACGTTGACGGGCTAATCGGGAGACCCCATGAAATTCCTTCGAATCACTGCCGCTGCAGGTACTCGCTCCTGGATCAGCGAGTCAGCTCTTGTGCTCATCAGTACGGCTGCAGATACTACTAGTGCTGATACTGCTATGGCAAGTGGCCGAATCACCCGTGGCCCAATCACGCAAGTGAAGTACCTCGACGGTATCAACGCAGCTGTTCCCACTCTTGTTGTGGTGAGTTCCATCCCTGCCTACAACGGTACAAACGACCTGTACGAATTTGGTTGTCTGAGCCCCGATGGCTCGTTTCAGGTCATCCTGTCGAACCGCGCTGTCAACTTCTAACCTAGCGGCCCGCCCCAACGGGCCTCTTTGAAAGGACTCCTAATATGGCTTTCCGCTCGCAAGATAACAACCCGCATAGCTTCGTGGTGAAGACTGATGAGCGTGGCTTCCAACTTGAACAGAGCGCCAGTGCTTACAAAGAGTACGCAGAGCTGCAACGCGCCCTTGATGGTGAAGTTCCTAGCAACCGACAGTACCGCTCCTCGTTCATCCTGCCTGACATCGTTGCGATCGACATCCTGATAAAGTACGGCCTGAACGTCCATGCGCCGGAGTTCATGGAAGACCCGAACAACTATCGACGGCTCAAGAAGATCATCCTGTCAGAGTATCCTCATCTGATGACGTCGAACATGAAGAAGGTATAACACAATGGCAACGCCTCTCTACGACGCCCTCGTGGCGAAGGTCCGTGACTGGAGCAACCGTCCTGAGTCGGCGACCATCCCTTCCGAGATTATTGAGGACTGCATCCGCTACGGTGTGGACGACCTCTACCAGAACCTACGGATCCCTCCGCTTGAGTTCTCTCGGACCTACACAGTAAGTGCCGCTGACAACAACGCAAACGATAGATACACGGTCATCCCGATTCCTTCTGACATGGCACAATTTGTCATGCTTCGCCCGCTGGATAAATCTGGTGGCCGTGACTCGCCCTACGTGTTCAATCAGGTAACGGATGTACGTTCCTTTCTAGACCCGTGGCAAGAACACTACTCAGGTGCGCGCTACATGTGGCGCGAAAATGAGATCTGGATCACGCCGCAACAGGCGGAAGGCGTTCAGCTTGAGATCTACTACTACCGACGGCTTCCCGCTCTGAACGCTACCTTCACGGTGTCTGCCAACAACTGGCTAGACGGCACTCTACTGGCGTCGCAGCCTTTCCTCGAAGCTAGCGCATCCTCTGGGAAGTACCTGTGGATCGTGAGCAACATCTACGGCTTTGACACCGAGGCGGAAGCAGATGCTTGGATTACCCTAAATGGTGGTACCAAAGCGCAGGTGCAGCTGCTTGGTAAGGAAGCGCCCAACTGGATGCGTGATTCGAACGAGCGTCTTCTGATCTGGGCTTCTCTCAAGCACATCGGTGCCTATCTCGACGATGACAAGATGGAGAAGCGGTACGAGAAGAAGGTCAACGATGAAGTGGCAAGGCTGAACAACGAAGAAGTAATGAGACGGGCCAAGGGCGGCAACGTCCAGATGAACGTCAATGCGGGTGGTCTGATCTAACCTGGCGAAAAGGAGAACAACATGCCGTACGATGCCGTTCCAGGGTCCACTGACCCTACCACTCTCGACGGCGGTGTATACAGCCCGATCCCAAATGATCCGGCCATCCTAATCGAGACCCTAGTCGAGTCAAGCGTAGCTGCTGCCGCTGTGTCTGCCGCAGCCGCAGCTGCTAGTGCAGCCGCTGCGTTGGCTTCTCAGAACGCGGCTAATGCGAGTGCTATTGCCGCTTCTGCCTCTGAGAGTGCAGCCGCTGGCAGTGCCTCTGCTGCGAGCGCCTCAGCTTCTACCGCATCGACTGCAGCCACGAGTGCTGCTGGCTCTGCTGCCGCTGCCTCTACGAGCGCCACTAACGCTGGCAACTCCGCATCCGCCGCTAGCGCGAGTGCATCTGAGGCTGCGACCAGCGCTACGAACTCCGCCAATTCGGCTTCAGCTTCCAGCGCATCGGCCAGTGCCGCCGCTGCCAGTGCCGCTGCCGCTTTGATCTCTGAGAACAATGCTGCTGCCTCCTTCGTGGCTATGGACCAGAAGTATCTTGGCGCGAAGGCAGCAAACCCCACGGTGAACAACCAAGGTGGTGCTCTCGCGGCTGGTATGCTGTACTTCAACACCGGCAGCAATGAGTTGCGCATGTACACGGGTTCTGCCTGGATCGGCATTCCTGGCGTTCTATCATTCAACTCCCGGACTGGCGCTGTTACACTGACGAGTTCAGATGTGACCACGGCGCTTGGCTTCACTCCGGTAGATGGCTCCGCTTATCTACCCAAGGCAGGCGGCACTATGACCGGTGCTCTGCTAGGAATTGCCGGTACGGTTGGTGCCCCTGGCTTTTCATTTAGCGGCGATACTAGCAATGGCTGGTGGGCACCTGCGGCTGACACGCAAGCATGGAGCATCGCTGGCGCGGAAGCACTGCGACTAAACAGCGCTGGCTTTGGTGTCGGTGCTGCCCCTCTGCGGAAGTTCTGGGTACAAACCGGTGCTGCAAGCGCGATTGGCTTCGAACAAGATGCAGACGGTCTTGGCCTGATTGGTGGCTACTCACAAACGGGTGGCGTTAAAGGTCTCCGTATTGCAGGCAGCGCTGGCCTGTACTTTTCTGGTAACGGCGCTAACGTCACGCAGGCTCTCCTTGACACAAGTGGTAACATCGGCTTTGGACTGACTCCGGTATACAAGGTTGATGCCTTGGCAGGCGATGGTAACGGCTACCGCTACAGCAACGGCACTCAGCAAGTGCTATTCGGCACGGCTTCTGCGCGGGGCGCTGTTGGCACGATCAGCAATCATGCCTTTTCCATCCTGATGAATACCGGGGAAGCCGCGCGGTTTCCGACCACAGGTGGTCTGCTGCTGAACTCGCCTACTTCTGGCTTCACGCTCGATGTTAGTCCATCTGCCAATGGAGCTAACACGCCCACTGCACGCTTTGGGGGTACTAACCGGCCTTTCTATGTGCAACCTGGGCTTGGCGCCAATGCGGTCTACGGACCTGCTATTGGCTTTGGTGCCTATGCAGATACCAGCGTAGCTTCTCCGCAGTACGTCCAACCTTCAGGGATTGGAATGCAAGGCGGGGCACTAATCACTGGACCCTATGGCGGTGGTCTTGATTTCTACACCTACAACGCGGGCGCTGAGACTGGAACTTCGCAGCTGCTCTCTTCAACGTTGCGCATGAGCATCACAGGGAGTGGCCTTGTCTTCGTGAACCGCAACACTGATAGTGGTTACGGAGTGCTTCAGGTAAACTCTGGCGGCTCGCAAGTGGCTGACTTCTTAGGTACGACAGCTGCCTACGTCAATGTTCGCGTTGGAGCAGGCGCTATCGCCGGAATTCGACTTGGCGGTAATGCGACTACACCAGGGAGTAGCTCGTTTGACTTGCAGCAGGATTCTTCAAGCAACGTAGATATCATCAATCGTTCCAACACGCGAATGTCCTTCTACACCAATGGTGCGGAGGTGTTGCGGCTTACTGCTGGTGGGTTGGCGCAACTTGGTCTGTTTAGTGGTGGCGCGAAACTGAATATTAACGGTGGCGCTACTGCTTGGGGGCAATTCTACTCTTCAACGTCTGGAACAAACTATGCAGTGTTCCTACGCAATGACGGTAGCACCGTCCTAGGCTACTTGGGCTCGGGCGCTGCGCTGGTTACCAGCGGGGCTCAATCAGAACTTGTGCTTCGCTCTGAGGGTGATCTAATCCTGTCGCGTGGCACTACAGTTGGTCTACGTTTGACCTCAAGTGGCTCCCTACGAGACGGTAGTGGCCTTGAACTCGGCTGGCGTCGAGTACCGCAGTCGAGCACCACAAGCGGAAACCTCGTTGCGGCTGATGCCGCAAAGCATGTGTCTGCCTCTGGCGGTGTTACCGTACCTGCTAGTGTTTTCAGCATTGGAGATGCAGTTACGGTCTTCAACAACACTACTGGAAATATCACGATCACGCAGGGCGCGAGCACTACTCTGCGTTTAGCAGGTACCGCCTTGACGGGCAACCGAACGCTGGCTCAGCGTGGCTTGGCAACGATCCTGTGTGTCGGTACGAACGTGTTTGTTATCAGCGGGGCAGGTCTGTCATGAGCGGCATTACTTTGATGCTGCTTGGTGGCGCTAAAACGCCCTTTGAAGACTTTGCTGGCGGTACAATCTCTCGAACTACGATCGATCCTGTTAACGCAACAGCCTCCCTTGACCTTCTGTCAGACGGCACATGTACGACAGGCGCAGGTAACAATCCAGCTACAAAGCCCAACTGGTTTACGCCAACTACTCCGGGTGTCGGCTCAAGTTACTGGTGCAAGGCAACGATTATCTCTGGTTCGTTCTCGTCAGGTTCTACTTCTCTGCAGTCGCTCTCGGGCGGTGCAGGTTGGACTCGGTCACAGACGACAATCGGGACGAGCTCCGTGTCATTCACGTTAGAGATCTTCTCTGACTCAGGTGGCACTCAGCTTGTTGCCTCTGTCAACGTGACTCTCACTGCGACGAAGGACGCCTAAGCCGGTGCCTAAGGCAGAAACAACCTACCCCTGAAAGGACTACGTTATCATGGACAAGCAAATCACCCTCACGCTCCCTCTTCCCGTCGTTGAGTGGCTTCTGACCCTTGTGAACGAGCAACCGCGCCGCGTCGCAGACTCGGTGTTCCAACTCATCCAAGGTCAAGCGACCGCGCAGCTGAACCCGCCTCCGGCCCTTCCGGCTGAAGAGCCCGTGGAGCCTGTCAAGGCAGGCCTGACCGACTAACCGACTACCTAGGAGACGTCCCATGGACAGACTTCTGATTCGACAAGATTGGGCAAACCACTTCGTGTGGGGCGCTCTGTTCACCACGGCTGTCCGTGCAGGTGTACTCCTTCTCGCTGCCTTCTTCCCGTTCTTTGCGCAACCGGAAGTTCAACGGTGGCTTCCTGCTGCTACTGGTGTCGCACTAGCAGGCGGTAAGGAAGTCATCTACGATTGGCTAATGAAGAAGGGTGATCCTACCTGGGCTGACTTCTTCTGGACGGTCGGTGGCGTTTTCGTGACTGACGCAATGTAAGGAGACACAACATGGAATCCCTACTCGGCGGCAGCGTTCTCGGTGGTCTTCTTGGTGGGGTCTTCCGGCTCGCGCCAGAAGTCCTCTCCTGGATGGACAAGAAGAACGAACGCGCCCACGAGCTCCTCATGTTCAAGGAGCAGGCTGCACTAGTGCAACTCCAGGGCGACCTGAAGCTGCGCGAAGTCACTGCAACCGCAGAGGCTGGTATCGATCAGGGCGTTCTTGCTGCTATGCGTGCTGCTGTTGACCAGCAAGTCGAACTCGTCAAGGGGGCGGCTGGAACCAAGTGGGCGGGCTTCATCGCCGGTATGTCTGCCCTGGTTCGACCGACGATCACCTACTGGCTGCTTGCTGTTTGGTCTGGAATGCACATCTGGCTGGCAATCATGTCCTCTCTGTCCGCAGCTGAGACCTTCAAGCTGGTGATGACGCCTGATTTCATCGCCATGGTCAGTGGTGTGATCAACTACTGGTTCCTCGATCGTACTCTCGCTAAGAGGCGGCTATCTTGAATATTGCATTAGAACTGGAGGATGTCGCACTGGGTCTCCTGACTCTGTTTGCTGCAGTCATCTCGTACTTGGCGCGTGAGCTCTGGACTCTCCACAAAGAGATGCAGAAGGAGCTTTCGTCTTTGAAGGGGGATCTCCCTATCAGCTACGTTCGGAGGGATGACTTCCACACCTTTCGCTCTGAAGTTCTGGAGGCGATTGGGCGTGTAGACGACTACATCCGGCGAGTACTCAAACCAGACAAGTAACAGCATGAACCCCATCGACACAACGGACGCTGAAATCCTCGGCCACCACTTCGAGGGGTTCAAGCCCTTTCCATACCTGTGCCCCGCTAAGGTGCCAACAATCGGTTACGGCTCCACTTTCTACGAAGACGGCACTCGTGTGACTCTTAAAGATCCTCCGATCTTAGAGTCCCGTGCGAGAGAGCTCTTCAAGCACACTTTGGTTGGAAAGTTTCTACCTCAGCTACTCCGGCTATGTCCGACACTGGTGGCAGACTACTTCGTTACAAACAACCCGGCAAGAATCAACGCGATCCTGGACTTCGTATACAACCTTGGCCCTGGAAACCTGCAGATCAGTACCCTTCGCAAAAGGATCCTGGCGCAGCGTTGGGATGAAGTACCACATGAACTACGCAAGTGGGACAAGGGCGGTGGTAAGGTACTGCGAGGACTACAGCTTCGCAGAGAGGCTGAATGCGTTGTCTGGGTCAAACCCAAGAAATAGGAGATCGGCATGCCAGCAAAACCGATCCAGCAACTCGGCGCTGGTGGTGTCGTGAAGGACACCCCGAGTGTCCAACTTGGCGAGAACATGTTCACGGAGATCCGTAACATGCGCTGCGTCGACAATGGTGTGGAGTCTATGAAAGGGGAAGTTGTTCGTCGTACAGTGACTAACAATCTCCCTGAGTATGGCATCCACTGGCGTCGCCCAGACCAGGGCTACGACATTTACCTGCAAGACGGAAAAGCAGTACGTGTCGATGCTGGAGGCTCGGAAGCCTTCATGCTAAACAGCGCATCGGCAGACTACACTGACTCCGTCTGGCAGACTGAATTCTTCAATGGTGGCTACGCAGTCATCATCAACAACGGGAAGAGTACACCGCTGTACGCGCTCTATGGGGATCCTGTTGCAGGCTCTACCTTTCAACCGTTTCCGAACTGGAACCACTCTGGTCTCACCATCTACGCGAAGGCAATCAGGACGCTAGGGTACTCTCTAGTGGCAATCAATCTGACGATCAACAACGGGTCTACCATCACGAATGCGCCGTCCACTGTGCGAATCAGCGTGCAAGCTGCCACGGGTGCCTTCCCCGACATCTGGCTCCCAGGGTTCACTACGGATACCGCAGATGAGTTCGAAGTCAACTCGACCAGTCCTCTTCTGGATGGCGCTGAACTCCGGGGTAGTATGTTCCTCTACTCTTCGGACACCATTCATGTACTCACCATCAACACGGGCAACTCAAGAGTTGTACCCTACGCTAAGGGCTACGGTGTGCTCAACACTGGTTGTGTCACTGAATTTGATGGCAATCACTTTGTTGTTGATCGTAATGACATTTACGCTCACAACGGTAGTGGTCTACCTCGGTCTCTAGTTGACAAGCGTCTTCGCAAGTACTTCTTCAATGGGCTCAACAAAGCCTATTCGCATAAGGTGTTTGTGCAGAAGCATGCGAAGACGCAGGAGATCTGGGTGTGTTACCCGAAAGGTGCATCCACGGTCTGCAATGAGGCAATGATCTTCAACTACAAGGACAATGTCTGGTACTTCCGTGACCTCACTGGCAATCCTGTCAGCATGTTCACATCGTATGGCATCTCAGGTGGCGCGTACCAGTATGCTGATGAGCAGGTCGTGCAGTGTCTGGGAACAGCTACCGTGCTGACTAACGAATCAGGCTACCAGTTCTGGAACGGGACTGCACTCTCTACATTCACGTCGTACGTAGAGCGGCTGAACCTATTCTCGGGCAACGCGCTAGATGCTAATCTGATCACTGCTCTGTGCCCTGTCATCGAAACGGATCAAGCAAACCCGACTGTCCTCGTCCATGTGCGCGGCAAGAACACCGCGCTGGCTCCTGAAGACTGGACCAATGCGTCAGGCCGCGATGTCATGAACTTCAAACCAAAAGATCTTGGCACACAAGGCTACAAGGTTGATCCTCGATCGCATGGTCGTTTCTACTCGTACAGGATGTCTTGTACAGGCCACTGGCGGATTGCCCTGCTAGGTATTGAGGCCAAGCCTTCAGGCGCGAAGTAAAGGAGCGACGAATGATTCTAACACCACCGGAAACCGGTAATGCTGAGCTGGACAGCTACCTCTACCGACTGTCCATGCTGTTGGGCCAACTCGGCATCTTGGAGACGAACGTAGAGACCGGCGAAATCAAGGCGAACGGAGTCATTCAAGGCTACCTCTACAAGTACATCCACATCAAGTACGCTGATGATCGTATCGGTACCAACCTGTCGAACGCCCAGACCAACAGGTTGTACTATGGTGTGCGCAACACTGACGAGACTACCGAGTCTACCAACCCCGCGTTGTACACTTGGTATCAGGTCTCTGGTGGTGGATTCAGCACAACGAAAAAGCTGTACTACAAAGTGACTGGCGGTCGGCAGATCCAGTTCAATGTCAACACTGCACCAATCGATGCTCTTTGGCTGGAGGATCCTGGAGCGCCCATTGACCTCGACGTCATCACGACGGCTGTTGGCCCTGCAGGGCCGCAAGGGCCGCCTGGAGCTACAGGTGCTACCGGCGCTACTGGTGCAGCAGGCGCTAACGGTGTAGACGGCACTAAGGCAATCACTCTGCAGTTGTTCCGTTGGTCTAACAGCGGTATCCCAAGTCACACGCAAGCATTCAACTACACCTGGGCGACTGGCGCAATCAGCGCGTTGCCTGCGGGTTGGTCTACTGCTGCCCCTGTTGCCCCTGGTACCGGCTACACGTTGTACATGATCTCGCTGACGCTAGTTGCAACAGCAACCGCTGTGACGACCTCGGCAGACTGGGCCGCTGCAGTGGAAGGCTCTATCGGTTACCGTGAAGACGGCTCTATCGGGCCGCAGGGTAGCCCAGGTAACAGTGCGCGTATGATGTACGCCAAAGCAGCTTCTGCTACTACGTTCACACCCGGCTCGACGGCTACCACGGCAGGTGGTTCCAGCTTCCCCGACACAGGGACCCATTTTGGTGTGTCCGGCCTAACGTGGCAGCAGACGCCTCCGGTAATCGTCGCTGGTGAATCTCTTTTCCAATCAGATGGTATCTACTCCGCAACGACTGGCAACACGGTATGGCAGACCCCTTACCTGAGCAACCTGAAGGTAGGTTCCCTGTCCGCTATTACAGCCAACCTAGGGGTTGTGTCGATCGCATCCGCAGGTGCCCTCTACAGTGGAAAGACATCTTTTGCGGACACTACTGCAGGTTTCTTCTTGGGGAACGACGCTGGAACACCGCGCCTCTCCATTGGCAACGCAGCAAAGAACCTCAAGTGGGACGGCACCAACCTGACCATCTCAGGAGAGCTTTCTGTAGGCTCCAGCCCCGCCATCAGCGGGACCACCATGGCTGGCTCTGGTGCTCGATTCTACGATGATGGTCGTTTTGTGCTAGGGAAAGCGACACAGAATCTCACCTACAACGGCTCTGAGATCTATCTGAACGGATTCTACGCCAACTCTAGGGCAACACAGGCTAACGTGGCTGTGCATACAGGTCCTGCTGTCAACTTTGCGTCTGCCACGTTGACTATGGCAGGGCAGTACGTGTCTCGTAACCTGCAGAAGCCTAACATCCTTTGCTTTCTCAACCAGAGCATTGCAGTCTGGTTGAAGACGGCCACGCAGTCCTTCCTGGATATCACCGTGACACTCTGGCGAGATGAGTACAACGGCTCTAGCTGGATCAACACGGCTCTTGTCAGCGAATACAAGAGTAGCGTCATCACCGGAACTGACACTGCGGCAAGTTACCGTTTCCCTGTGGTGATCGCCACCCCGCATGATATTGGTAGCATTGTCACTGGGCGCGAGTACCGCCTCTATGCTCAAGTGACGGTGTCTTGCTACACTTCTAACCGTACACTTCTAGCCAACATGTCCTCGGTGCTTACAAGCTACGAGATCTCGATGGTAGAACTCAAGATCTAAGGACTCTCCATGAAGACACGAATCGTAATGCCAGACGAGCTTGTCCTAACCTGGGGGAACTATGTTCCTCTGCTCAATAAGGCATTGGACCATGGCTGCGGTGAGACTAAGCTGGCTGAGTATCTTCGCAGGTTGATGGCTCTGGAAGCGCAGCTGTGGGCGATCACAGATGACGCCGACCAGCTTGTTGGCGTCTGCCTGACGCAGTTCCTCAACTACAACACGCATAAGACATTACACATTGTTGGATGCGCTGGCGTTTCTTTCGCTGAGTGGGCACATCTTCACTCCTACGTTGAAGGCTTTGCCAGCAAGGCAGGTGCCATCGCTGTGGAGCAGTGGGGGAGACCCGGTTGGGCGAAGGTACTGCCTAAGCTGATCCCCGGCTACAGACCCGTCTACCAAGTGATGCGCAAAGACCTACCTCAAGGAGTCACCTGAACATGAACAATATCAAGATCCGCCGAGGGGGCGGTGGTGGCTCCAAGACCACTGAGTCGATCCCTGCATGGATGCGCCCCTACATTGAAGGCGCCATGCGGGAGGCTGGAGACCTCTACGACACTGGCGAGCTAGACAACGTCGCTGGTGTGAATCCGCTGCTTCAAGCTGCTATGGGCTCTGGCGCACGGCAGATCGCTGGCGTTACCGGAATGGGCATCGAGGACATGGAAGCCCAACGAGACCGCTTGAAGGCTACTGCTACAAGTGGTGCCTACAATACAGGTGCTCTCAAGGATGCAGCCATCCTCGAAGCTGGCATGAAGACTGCCGAACTCGGTAAGAACTACGGAGCGGCAGGCACTCTCGGCTCGGCGCGACAAGCTGTGCAACAAGGTGCTAACGACGCCGCAACTGCAGCTCAGTTTGCCAAGATCGATCAAGAAGCAGCACAGCAAAACTTCATCAACAAGATGGCTGCTGAAGGTGCCATTGGGCAGAATGTCAACGCAACGGCTGGTCTCACTACCAGCGCGGTGCAAGGCTTCCAGAACCTGGGTGGTACGGCTCGTGACATCGAGCAGCAGCAGGTGGATGCTCCCTGGCAGGCACTCCAACGCTACGCATCTACTGTGTTCGCTAACCCGAACCGTCAACAGACGATTTCGGAAGGGGGTAAGTAATGGACTACAACAAACCTTGGGGCTGGCAACCGCAACGTGCGGCTGCTCCTCTGGGCAATACTGTAGCGCCTCTTGCTGCGAGCGCCCCCTCAATGCCTGAGAACGTGATGCTTCCGGAAGATCCCAACAAGAGGGTCATGCGCGAAGTGGGCACAGCCATCGGTATGAAGGCGCTTGACAAGGCGATGGCTCCTTCGGCTGCTAGCGTTGGCTCTGTAGCTCAAGACTCCGCCACGAAGGCGGCTCTCTTTAGTGATGTCGGCTATGGTGTTCCGATGAGCACGGCAGCTACGGATGTTGCCTCTGGAGCGGCTACCGATGCGGTCGGAGAAGCTGCCACTTCTGGCATGACTGCGGTGCCTTTCGCGGGAGTGCTGAAAAGCCTCGCTGAAGGAGAGTACGTGCAGGCTGGCGCTCAGGCAGCTGGTACTGCTGTAGCTGGCCCTCTAGGGGGTCTTGCTGCAAAGTACGCCACCAAGCTGATTGGCCTTGCTGATGGAACAACGAGCGTACCTGCTCCGCTTTCTGGCGTGGATAGGGCTGCTGCTCGCGCCGCTGCTGGTGCCCGCTTTGCTCCTGAGTTGTTTAGTGCTGTGAATGCACCGAGCGTACCGAGTCGAGCCGCAATCCCTATGATCCCTGCTCGTGCTAACGCAATGGCTGGCGGTAAGGATGCCGCGCTGGCAGGTGTCGCTCAAGCAGCGCAACCGCGTCGATCGTCTATTGTGATGCCGACAGCCACAGCACCGGCACCGTTACCTAAAATGCAGATCCCTTACAGACCTTTTTACAACCCGATGTATGACAACGTCGAAGTTGGCGGTGCATAAGGAGAACCAAGATGAGTGGACCACTGAGTGGTGAAGAACGTCGCAACGATTGGGTTGTGGCTGCTGACCAAGAGCGCAAATCGCTCGAAGCGGCGCAGAGGATGCGTCAGAAAGAAGAAGAGCACGCCTTGAAGATGAGGGGCCTGGCTGCGAAGTATGGCGTGGAAGCGCCTGTACGTGTGGAGCCTCGTGTGGGTACCCGCTCGCCGCTGCCTGCTGCTCGCGCCCCGCTGGCTGCACCTGCACCTCAACCTACTGATGTGCAACCGGCAATGCTCACCCCTGGTGAGGCTGTCATCCCGGCTCCGGCCGCGCAAGACCCGAAGAACCAAGGCATCATCGCTCGTCTCGTGCAGGAGGGGCGTGAAGCCAACAAGGCCCTGCAAGGTCTGATGCAGCACTTCACGGGGAACCCTAGCGCGGTGCCTATTGGCACGGGGGCTGCAAGACAGGCAAGAGACCTGCTCGCGGGTCGCGGCCAGCAGATCAATATGCAAGTAGATAAGGCCGCAGGCTACGCGGATGGGACGACCGCTGTCCCTTTCCCGTTGGCCCGTCGCTGCTGACCCCTGAGCAAGAGGCAGCGCGGGCAGAATTCAACCGCATGTACCCGGAAGCCCAAGAGGCAGGCCGTGGTATGTTCCAACTTGTTCCGACTGGTACGGGCTCTGACATTGCTAGCCGACACAAGGTGGGTCAACGCAATTCGGGTATTAACGTCGTTGCTGATATCAAAGCAGACGCCGCTGCTCAACCGACCAATGCGGACAGAGTCAGGCAGCTTGAGAATGATCTTCGTAGCGTTACCAATGTTGAAGATCGAATCTTGATTCAAGAAGAACTCGCTCGTGTTCGTAGTATTCAGCAAGAAGAAGAGCTTGATGCTGGTGCTGCCGCCCGCCGTCGCGCGGCGTCTGATGTCATCGCAATCAAAGCCGAGCTGGAGAATACCAAAGACCCGCGCGTTCGGCAGATCCTCGAAGGGGAACTCGCCCGCAGTCGCGCAATCACAGACAGTCCTGGTGCTACGATTGGTGAACCCACTCCGGTGGCCACCCTCCCTGCTGGCACTCCGAGCCGGGGTCTAAGGCCGGATGTTGCGCTGCGTCGTGCTGGTATGAAGGCGATCTACGAGCCCGGTAACGAAAACCTCTCTGTTGGCGAGTTCAATCAAGTCAAACAGAGGGAGGCAGCCCGCATGGTCAAGGACAGCCAAGCCCCTGTGATGCCTCTCGAACGAGTAGATCCTCCGAAGCGGTCGCCGGTCGCAGAAGTCACCGTGGATGCTCCTGACACCGACGAGGAACGTGCCGCTCGCATCGAAGCCACCTTGCAGGAACCGAATATCCGGAACCACCTGCAAGTGATTCAGCAACAAGACCGTGAGCAGTTTCCGACGCAGGAAGATACCCCTGAGCGGAGATCTTTCCTGGAGAGCGCCATCAGCGAGCTCTGGGGACCGACTGGCCTCTTCGACAAGAAGGATCTGGCTCGTTTCGCAGTCATCGCCACGGGTGGCCTCCTGACGGGTGGCTCTGTGGGTGGCTCCTTCCGGTACGCTGGCTTGGAGACCCTCCGAGCTAGCGATGCTCGTCGTGCGCAAGAGGCTGCAGAGCGCAAGGCACAAGAAGCTGCCAAGGCTCAGATGCAACGGGAACTTCGGGCCGATCTCCGCCGAATGGACTCTGATTCGATCAAGGCTCTTGCCAAGAAGGCACCTGAGATTCAAGCCCAAGCCATCGACTGGATGAACAAGGCGAAAGCTCTGGAACTCCAAGGCAAGTATGAATCCGCGCGGGAGCTCTATCGCCGTGCAAACATGCTGCTGACAGCGTCTCCGGACCTGGACGATGGCAGTAACCCGAATAGCAGCACGAAGTTCACCAACCACGAAGCTGGCTTCTGGCGAGGCAAAGACGCTGTCATGGCCTATACGGATGGTGGTAAGCAGGCAATGGTCTCTCAGAATGGCAAGTGGATCCCCATTGATCCTACTGAGTTCGAGAGCAAGACTGCATTCCGTCAGAACTACGAGGACGTAACGAAGAGCACTCAGCAGATGCTGGAGGCCAAACTTCGTACCATGTTCGGCAAGGGTCGAATCCAAGATGCCGACGCTCAGTCAAAGGCACTGGCCCATGAGTTCGCTTCTCTGAAGTATGAACTCGGTCGTCATGTAACTCCCGCGCAGTTTGCGAAGATGGCAGAGATCACGATCTCAGGCCTGGAGCCGCATCAAATCGCGGATGGTGCTGTAGCAGGTGAAGCCCTGCGGAAGTCTTTCTTCCTGAATGCTGTAATGGCACTGCGTCCTAACGACACGGGCCTGTTCCGCACGAAGACAGGTAAGATCAATGCTGCGGCGCATGCCCAGTTCGTAGATGAGCTCAACAAGAAGATCGCCGAAAACAAGGTTGCTGATCCTAGCTACGGCGTCCAACAAGCAAGCGACGAGATCATCAAAGAGTGGGACAAGCTCCCTGCTTCTGTTCGAGAGCGGTACGAAAGTGCAGCAGATGGGAAGATCGGAATGACCGGCTTTCTACGCTGGATCGAAGATCGTCGTACTAAGAAACCCTAACGGCCCGCTGCGGGTCTATAGACATGAGAGGAACATCCATGAGTAACAACGCTATCTTGACGATTGACGGTAAGCCCGTGGATCCCTCTCGTGTCAAGCAGATTGATGCCGACACTGTTGAAGTGGATGGCAAACGCCACCGTCTTACCGGGCTGAATGCCCCTGAGACTGCCAAAGTGCAAGGTGGCATCTTCGTTCCTGGGCAGGTGTCTGGGGACGATACCGCTCAACTGATCAATGAACTCGCTCAACAAGGCGGGTTCACGGATCTGCGACCAACTGGCAAAACGGACCCCTATGGTCGATCCCTGTCAGATCAGGTCAACGCTCGTGGCCTCAACCTAGGCGATCAGGCCACTCTCCTTGGAATCACCAACATTACGCCTTCCACAGATCTGTCTGTTGTTCGTGATCAAGCTGCGATGCGTGCTGCAGCCACCTTGTTCCCCTCGCTGCGCGGCCACAACCCTGTGGTCAAGAAGGCGCTAGACAGGCAGGAGCAGCAAGCGCAAGGCGAAACGCAGGTTTACTTCCCGAAGGCAGTTGTTGCGGATGAAGCCGCGTACGCTGGTATCAAGAACTCCCTCGGCATCGCAGCCGTGCAGAAGAGCATCGAGGAGATTAATCGTCTGTCAAAGATCATGGACGATCCAGATGCGCCTGCTCACATCAAGGCGGAGACTGAGGCTAAGCTGGCCACTGAGCGTGAGAACCTCATGATTGCCGCTACTACGCAGGATCCTGTTGGGGGCGTCTATGTCCGCCAGCCTGATCGAAATATCATGAATCAGGCACGCAACCAGTTGAAGACTAGTTGGAGCCTGGGTTTGTCGTCTGCCTACCAGTCGTTTGGTGGTATCCTTCAGATGGTAGGAGACGAGTCTAAGTGGAGCTGGCTGTCTGAGAAAGGTCAGAAGATCGTGACCAAGGAGAAGATTCTCCAGCGCGATCTACCGACGACACTCTCCAGCTACAAAGACATTGACACTAAAGACCCCTGGTCTACGGTGTCTGACACGGCTCTCTACGTTGGGAACAATTTGGCGTCTAGCCTTCCGATGATGGCCGCGCTGGTGGCTGGTGGCGGTGTGGCCACTGCTGTTGGCGCAACGGGCATCGGCGCACCAATTGCTGCTGCCATGCCTGCTGCAATTCTCTACTCTGGCCAGTACTACGCTGAGCAACCCGAAGACAAGAAGGACAGCGTGAAGGCGCTGATGTACGGGATTCCTTCCGCAGTGCTCGATCGTGTGGGTCTGAACGGAATGATGGGTACGAACATCCTCACCAAAGCGGGTCGGGCAGAAGCTACTGCTATGCTGGTGGAGCGTGGGATCGCAAAGTCTGCCGCAGAAGCAGACCAGCTCCTGCTCAATGCTACTCGCAAGGAGATCCTTGATGTTGTGGAGCACTCCGCAGAATTTGCCAAGCGCGAACTTTCCTCTGTAGATCGCCTTGCAAAGGGGAGTCTGGCCCTCGCTGCGGGTTCCCTCACTGAAGGCAGTACTGAAGCTGCTCAGACGTTGTTAGAGATGCTCGCAACGAAGGGGAAGCCTCTTCAAGACCTGATCTATGAGAAGGACTTTGAGACGGAACTCATCAACGCCGCTCTTGCTGGTGGTGCCATCGGTGGTGCTTTCCGTCTCGGAGAAGGTCTCTATGACACTGCGCAGTGGCACTCTGCCATCGACGCTATCCAGACGAACAAGCGAGCACAAGAAGACAATCATCGGTTCAACACGAAGATGCAGACTGAGGGTATCCGCGAGGAAGGCCGCCAGTTCAAGTCGATTGCTGAAGCTGCACAACACTTCAACATTCATGCTGAGACGAAGCTGTCTGACCTTGAAGGTGACCCGGGGACATGGAGTGGAATGCGTGCGATCATCTCAGATCCGCTTCGCCTTGTGCGCGGTCTCGCCCGTACGATCACTCGTGATGTGGCCCGCCCTGATGGCACCTTCCGAGAGTACCGTGGCATCCTGAAGGCCATCATGTCTGGCTCTGGTCTGCTCCCGGGGGAGAACTACTCTGGTTTCAAGCAGAGGCTGCTCGGGGCATGGAGCGGTGATTCGCTGGACAAGCTGGCTGCTCGCCTTGGCACCAACACCTATCAAGCTGCTTACATGTTGCGAGACGCTGCGCAGGACTTCTGGATCAAAGGAGAGGCATTGCCGGAGGATTATCCTAACGCGGCTATCCTGCAGAAGTGGAAAGACACTGTTGAGCAAAACCGTGCCCACATGATCAACACCGCTGCGCGCTTCGGCATTGAGATGCCTGAGTTGGCAGAGCAAGACTTCCTGCTGCAGTCTGCGCTGGTCCGTCCGTCGCAGATCAACAAGAATCGCGCTCGACTACTTGCTCATTTGAAAGATAAGGGCTTGACTGAGCGACAAGCAATTCAGACGATCGATGGCATCGTGTCGGGTAATCCTGAACGTGCTGCACCTGCTGCTGAAATGCTGCGTAAGACTGGTGTCTATGCCAACAAGGACTTGAACGACCTGTTCGAGCCCAACATCTTCGCGGCAATGGAAACTGTCAAGCAGAATATCGCCAGCCGTATTGCCAACAGGGTGTTTCTCGGTGAAGATGGCAAGGTGCTAGCCAACCTGCTGCAGAAAGCCTACAAGGCGGGTGAGTTTGACTCTGAAGCCGAGTACAAGGACGCTGTCGAACAAGTCAAGGCATGGTATGCTATTGAGATGGGTGACTACAACCCGATGAAGGACTACCCCCTGATTGAGAAAGCCCTTGGGTGGGGAACCACTGCTACGATGCTTGCTGGTCTGGCTAAAGCCACAATCTCTAGTTTGCCTGAGATGGCTATCGCTATGCTCGGCACGACTGGCAACAAGATGGTGCAGCAAACTCACATTGCCGTGAAGGAGTTCATGCGAGAGTGGCGCGCAGACTTCAACAAGACGACTGGCATGGTCAGTGCGTCACTGGGTCTACATTACGCTCGTGATGTGTACGACACTGAAACACAGTACGCCAAGGTGGAAGATCTCCAAAAGAGATACGATGCTCTGATGACCAATCCTAATGCAGATCCTGCTAAGGTGAAGGCATTGGCAGATGACATCCAGACGATGTGGCGGCGCGACTTCGGCCGGAACCTATTCGAGAGACTAGGCTACAACGAAACCAGCTACAACACGCAGGCTAAGTACGAGCTTCCCTATGCCAACATGAAGAAGATGATGCAGGTCTTTGCCGAGATCATCGGTCTCCGGGCTCTTACAGACGGTAACCGTATGGCTGCTCTTGCAATGGCCTCTGACTCTTTCATTCACAAGCTTGGGATTCTCTCGCAGTTACCGAGACAAACGCGCACGCAGCAGATCCTCTACTACACGGGCCTCACCAACGAGCAAGCGCAGGCTGTCAAGGAGCTGACACAGTTCGGGATGAATGTTCCTGCTGTGCTAGATTTCCTTGATGCTCATAAGGTAGAGTCCAACGCGTTGTTTGCTACGGACTGGCTGCAGGCCCAAGATGTCGATGCTGCCGAGCGAGATGTGCAGGAGAACATCCTCAGTGCCCTCTCTAACTTTATCGACTCGAAGATCGTCAACCCGCAGGCACACAACCTGCCGAAGTACTACTACGATCCGCGCTTCCGAATCATCACTGCAATGACTCGATTCGTGGCTGCTCAGACTACCACCGTCCTGCCGAATCTCTACAAGAACTACATCAAGGAAGGTTCAGCCGCAATGCGCTACCAAGCGTTTGTGACCATCGGTACTGCTCTGATGTTTGCCGCCTTCGCGGATGCTCTGAAGGACGAACTCGCCTACGAAGACGGTGTCAACCCGTTCATTCGAGATGAACTCCGCAGAGCGCAACGTACGGTGTATTCTGCTGGTCTGCTTGGCAAGGGCGAGGCGGTTGCCAACCTGTTCAGCCCACTCTATCCTGAGCGTAAGAACCCTGGAATGTGGGATCGCGCTAAGGACATGTCTCCTGTTCTTTCATGGGGTGACCGCGCAGTGCGTGGTGTCTACAACGTGACCAGCCCGGATGGTAATCCTAGGGTGGGCACGGCACAAATCTTCCGTTCACTTCCTGTTGTCGGGTCATTCCCGGCGATCGGTCAAGGTGTGGCGAAACAACTCACTGAGGAGTAACAATGGCTATCAAGACTGGCGGTGCGCCACTCGGAAGGCCTGCCCTGACGGCAGACGAACTCATTCCGCAACGGCGGAGCCTCAGCGCTCTGGTACAACAAGAAGGAGACATGCACTCCTCGGTTGCGGTTCCCGAAGTAGCTGCTTATGATCCACGTGATCTGGTCTACGACCGGCTTCGCAACCCTGAACTGATCCCCACGCCGGATACCACCTACATGCCTGAAGAAATTCAGAGCATGGAAGACGTTGCTGCTGTGTCGCGCTCCCCCTACGCAGCGGCTACTACAGATGTGCCTGTGCTGGATGAGGCTGGCAACATGCAAGTGGACCCCATGACAGGGGCACCTATTATGCGGACGGTCACGCCGCAGGACTACAACAGCCAGTACCAGCAAGAACTTGCAAACCAGCTAGACATTGCCAGCGACATCCAGGCCATCGCGCAGGATCCGTCTACCGCAATTCTTGCCTCGCAGTCCATGCTAAACGCCCGCAACGCCGCCACTGAGAGCGGGAACACTCGTGCGGAGCAGTATGGTGAGGACTTCATCGAGAGTGTGGCTGATGAGTCTAGCTCGCCTTTGGTGAACACGGTGCTGGCTGCTAAGGCCGCGCTGCTCTCTCCGGATGCCCGTGTGACGATGGAACATATGGAAGAGGGCATGCCGACGCAGCACTACGCGGCAGGTCTGAAAATTCTGTTTGATGCTGGCATCGATTCTCCTGAAGACCGCAACACAATCGCTACCGTGTTTGGTGTCGCCTCGGCGAAGGCCAACATGCAGGTGCCGCTTGACTACAAAGACAAATCGAAGAAAGCTGAGCGGGCCATTGTGCGTGACCACACCGGTAATGCCGTGCCGGATGGTATGTTCTTCAGCGACTATGTCAACAGCATCAAACACTTCGCATCGAATGGCCTGAAGAATGCTGGTATCAAGCTGGATCCGAAGAGCGTGGAGCAGCTGGCGAAGGTCATGGCGCAGGACGCTATTGAAGTAGGTGACGCGGTCGTTGTGCATGATCCGAACACGGGTCGTCCATATGTCACCATGTCGGAGCATGCTAAAGAGAATGCCCGCTCGCTGGAACGAATGTCTGAAGTCATGCTTGGAGACCAGTCTCGGGGCCGATCCTCGACGACACCCAACCCGAGTGGCGCTGGTCTGCTGGATAAAGGTCAGCTATTCACTGCCAAGAGCTTCGGCGCCAAGGGCCTTGTTACGTCTGCTGCGGAAGCAGTGAAAGACATCATGGGCCGCGTAGGCACGGTGTTCCGCCAGAAGGACGTCCTGTTCGCTGACATTGCTCTTGCTGACGTTGCTGCCAAGGTGGAGAACGACCCTGACACGGGCTACCCGTTGTTCAGTCATTCTGTCTTTGCAGAGCGCTATGGCGTTGGCCGCAAGGACTACGCTGCTGCCCGTTCGAACGCCACTCTCCCGGAGAATCTCCGACAAGATGGTGTGAAGCCGGAAAACATCGAGTCGTTCAAGCGGAAGCATGCGGCAGAAGTCATGCTGCAGAAGTTCCAGGCGATCGAGTTCGACATGCAGAACATCAAGGGATCACCGGGAGTGCGCTTCACGAAGTACATGCACTCTCTCTCGAACCAGCGGATGTTCCCTGCGAACTTCGACACTGACTACATGTCCTCTAAGAACGTGATCCGTGACACAATGGGTCTTGCAAAGCAGGACATTGTCTACAAGGAAGACTTGTTCAACGCGACTAAGGTGCAGTACAACCAGCAGAAGTTCGACCGCATCCTGCGCCTCCCAGGTGACAAGAAGCACGAAGCACTCATGGCTCTGAGCCCGCGTGAGCAAGGCGCTATTGGCCTGATGTACACGACTGTGGTTGCCTACTACACGACGATCGACCCTCAACCGGCCATCACGAAGACCCACGAAGCAGATGTCATCCGCAGGTACCGTCCTGAGATGGCATCGAAGCTGGCTGAGCTCGGCAAGCAGTACAACGAGTGGCTGCTCAACCCGGACATGGAAGCTGACATCGTTCGCTACCTTGCCGCAATGGAACGTGGCGAATCCATGGGTGCGAAGAACTTGTGGGATGATCTCTACCAGCTAGAGACTCGCCCGAATGGCCAACCGCTTGCGCTGACGCATCACAACTTCGATGACGGTACCCAGAACGGTATCTTCTTGCAGTCTCTGTTCTTTGGCTCTACCGACAACGCGATCCGCCTTGGTATTGCTAACCCCAAGCAGGAAGACCTTCGCGGTGCTGCTCTGAACAAGATCAAACTGCAGCTGGGTAACATCCTGAAGGACGACAAAGAGAAGCTGCTTGGCTTAAAGAGCTTCTTGGCTGCTGCTGAAGAAAAGATGGGACGCCAGAAGCTGGCCAACGTTTTCTTCAAGGCTCCCTTGATGCAAAACGCCTACTCAAAGCATGCCACTGTGTTCCAGGACTATCCGTTCGAGATCATGGAGGAGTACTCATCTGAGCTTGAAGACCTTGCTGTAGAGCATCTTGACGCTGTGTTTCCCACTCGTGAGGAAGCTTACAGTGTGCTTGGCGCAGGCATTGAGGCTACCCTGGGTGAGATCATCAACGCGAAGTATGCGCAGATGATGAAGTCGATTGGGCGCTACACGGCTATCCTTGACACGGCAGTCTACATGGAAGGTCTCTCCGGAGACACAGCTGTGTTCAGCCCTCCGGGGCTGCAACCTATCAACAAGAGTGTGGATGATTCGTCGTACACTGAGAAGACCCTGCCTAATGGGCAGAAAGTGTACATGAAGCTTCCCAACAGGGAAGTTGATGTCTTCCGCACTCCGCGTGGTGACGTCCAGATTGAATCCACCGAGTTGACCTATCAACCGAGCTTCTCCAAGGGCTCGCAGATGCACTTTAAGCGGCGCACTAAGAAGTGGGATCTGTTTCAGAACGCACTTGGCACGAGCCAGTCTCGCATGATGGCGGTGATGCCGATCCAGGCAATGGACGGTGACCTTCTGAAATGGACTACTCTGTACGTGAACCGTGGTCTTCGGACTCCGGTACCGGCTCTGTGGGTTCACGATTCGATCATCAGCACGCCCTTTGGCGCGTTAGTCTACCGGAATGCCTACAACAACGTGGCCATCCGAAATGCCATCCCGAAGATCGCCGACTACGGTCGCATGTTCGAGGGATTGTTGAAGGGTGCAGAGCAACAGGCTTTCCAACGAGTCCGTAAAAACGTGAGCTCGTTTGGCACGCCCAAGCCCGTGGGTATCGGCGAGAGTGGCGACTTCCCCGCGCTAGGAGCCTTCTTTGACGAGATCCAAGACCGTCTTGACACTGAGCTCCAGAAAAGGGCAGGCAGCGCGGCCTATGAAGGCAAACCCCTGTCGAAAGAACGCCTCGCTGAGATGGAAGGCATCCTGAAGGAAGCACGCAGCTACGGATGGGTGTCCTCGGCGGAGATGCCGCGCCGTGCTCGGCAGTACCTTGCGGTATCACCGAAGGACTTTGAGTCGCTGGTCTATCTGTCGAAAGAGTCCCTGCGGCTGGCTGGTCCCAAAGACCAGTTCCGCTCGTGGGTAGCCAACTTCGATAGCCGTGTCAAGGCGACTGCGAAGAACCTTTTCACTCAAGGTAAGTTCTTTGGAAACACCCTGTTCCAGATGAGCCCGTCTGGTGGTAGTAAGCCGCTGAAGTCCATCCCCAAGTGGGAACCGCCTGTGAAGGCAAAGGATGAGCGTGGCGAGAAGCCTCCGCACAAAACGGAAGTCAAGCCGACTGCGTACAAGAGAGTTGACAACATCGAAGACAACTTCGATGAAGACTTCCTACCGTTCTAAGCAATGAAAAGCCCCTACCCGTGGTTATCCACAGGTGGGGGCTCTTCTTTTGTTTACTGCTGATTTGACATTGCGAGTTGAACCCGCTTACGCGTCTGGTCAGCGAGTACGTTAGCCTGATGCTGCGCCTCAGCTTCACTCATACCAGCTCGCACCATCATGCTGATGTTCTGACGCATCATGGCTTCGATGGCAGCATCATTGATCTGAGGAGTACCAGCTAGGTTGATGTCCAGCCCGAGGGTCTGACAGACGTCCATGTCACTGGTATCGGTGTCGCCTTCTAGGGCGAACATGTTGTAATTCTTCATTGCAATCCTTTCATGATCTTTCGTAGAGGCGCTCTCCACCCCACTTTTAGGCGGTCTTCAATGACCTTGATTGAGAGCCGCTAAGAGTGCAGGGTTGATTACGACTTTACCCAAAGATGCCTCCAACACGGGTAGCTCGCTTGCCAAAACAACCCAGGTTGCTCTGCCTAGGTTTGCTATCTACGTAACTACCCCTCTTACGGTCGTACGTCTTAGCACGCCGCTCATAGGCAGGACCACCGATGATGGTCGCCTTCACAGAGGACATCTCAATGGAATCGAGCACATACAAGTTGACCTGCAGGTTGCTGCCGCGCCGGGTGGCGTAGGAGAAGCTGTCGCCCACACGGGTTTTCTGCCCTGCGCAGTCCAAAACGTATGCGTCTTCCATTGTCACTGCGGCTGCTTCTCCAGAGGCTGCGGTGCCTGTGGTTTCTTGCCGAAGATCTTGTCGTAGTTCTCCCGGAACGTCTTCTCGTCGGTCGGTCGGCGAGTACTGCCCTTGCCCATTTGCTTTCTCCTCTTTGAAACGTCGAAGTTGAAAGTCGTCGAATGATTCCATCACTTGCTCCAGAGCTCTTTGACGCGACGCCCTAGCCAAAGCTCTCGGGGAGAGCAGCTGAACGTGGCTCTGCTACGTGGGATGCCGCGCATTACTGCGCCTTCTTGTTGGCCTTATTCCAGGCACGCCGCTTGTCTGCACGCTCCAACGCGGCATCTTTCTGGTTGCGGTCGTGTTCAGCCTTAGCCTTGGCGTTGGTTTCGATGTGGCGGTAGTACATGGTTCAGTCCTTTTGAGTAGGTTGCAGGCCACAGAAGGCCGCGAGGTAGTTGATCGTAGGGAGTCCGATGATCATCGTTTCCGCTCCATCATCACAGACCTTGACCAGGGTTGGGATCTTGTCAAGGCCCCGTTCGAGAACAATGTTGTAGCCTTTCTTCGAGTAGACATCAATGTACTCGACATCGATTTCCCCGAACTCAGGCATGCTGAGGAGCCCTTTAAGGGCCTTACAGGGTTCGCAGTTCTTTCCGTAGAAGCTTAGGATTTTCATGAGTTGACAATTGCGTCCCAGATGAGGCCCACGTTAGCTAGTGCGTACGCCAGCAGAGCAAGGCACATCCCCCATCGGCCCTGCGGTGCGTACACCACGAGAGCCTGAAGAATGTACATTGTCAGTGGCACACCTAAGAAGACGTAGGTTAGGTTCAAAAGTTGATCTCACAAGCACCAGAAGTGCAGGCTAGAAGCTGAGCACCTTGTACCGTGTCCTCTTCCTCACGGAACAGAGACCAGTTGATGTGAGACATCTCAGCAGATAGTTTGTCGTAAGTTTGCTTGTCAATCTCCTCATACGGTGCCTGCCTATAGGTGCCACCATCATCAGGCAGGACCGAAACACCAGTACACTTGTCGAAGTTCTTGAACAACCAGTCACCAACTTCCTTCCATTCGTGATCCTTGATGGAGATCGTGACAGAAGGCTTGTGCTCACAGTACTCTTCCTGGAAGGCAAGCCACAGTTCAAGGTGCTCAACAGCGGTGATGTCCTTCCGCACAATACCTTTGGAGTTCATCGGGAAGGAGAACACCACGGTGTCATTCGGCTTCATGACGTCAGCTTCGTAAGGCACACCTTGCTCGATCATGAACTGAGTCAGAGGATCCTTTCGGTCTTGGCGCACCCGACGAATGTAGTACTCAGAATGACCTGGATGCAGACCACTCTCAGTAAGTGCCAGCTGAGACACAGTACCTTCGGGCTTGACACAGGTCACCGCAGCAGAGGGCTTGAGGCCGAGTCGCGGAGCCCACTTTTCATTGATCATGCGAGCCAGCTCCCGAAGCTCCTTGCGGAATGCCTTGTGAGTCGGGCTCAGGCCAGTGAGGTGCCGATTGCTGAAGATACCCGTCATGGACACACCCAGAAGGTTCTCTGCCTCGGTGTTCTCCTTCCAGATAGGGCGGAGGTAATCAAAGTCGGTGAGACCACTCTGCATGGTGCCGAAGATGGTGGCCAGCACAATCTTGCGACGGATGTCAGCGCGGGTGTCGTCAGACCGAATTACCGCTGTGGACAGGTTGCAAAACTGGTAGGGCTTCAGGATGATCTCGGCGCAGGGGTTTGTGCCGTAGTTATCGTCGATGCTTCTCAGACCAAAGCGCGCCGCTTGTCGTTGGAGTGCAGCACGATTGATAATACCGCGCTCACCGGAACCTGAATTCCTAACAGTATCCCACTCGCGGAGAAAATCTTCATGGGAAGGACGATCTGCGTAAATCGCGCTGTTGTTGGCGAGGGCGCGTTCCGGATGGGCTTCCCACCACGGTCCCGTTTTCGCTGTCGCATGTTGCTCGTCGGCAAGGTCTCCCAGGCTGATCATCGCGGAGCGGCGGACACCACCCACGACGACAACTTCACCGATCTTGCACATGATATCATGGCATTCTAGCGTGGTCAGCTGACGTCCGGCAGCTTCCTTGAACTTGCTAACGGTGAAGTTGAACAGATCAACGAGAGGCCCGGGGCCAGAGGCTCTGCCTCCGAAAGTCTTGAGCGGTGCTCCTGCAGGACGCACACCAGATACATCCCATTCTGGGATTTTGCCTTCCCAAAGATTTCGTAGAAGATCTTGGTAAGCGTAACACCAACCCTCTTTGCTGTCTTCAACAACAATGACGTAGTTGGAAGCCGAAACACGGGACGGCACTTCTGGCAGTTGACTCGTGTACTGAGACTCAACTGAGAAACCTACACCTGTTCCGCAGAGCAGGATGTACATTGCCTCGTCGAAACTGCGCGGATGATCAACGGGAAGATAACTGCAATTGTAGGCCGAGACATGGGTACGCTCCAGAGCAGGACCAGCCGTCATGATGCTGCGCATTGAGGGCAGGGCTTCGAGGTTCAGAATGGAGTTCTGCAGTTCAGGCCAGATCCATTCCGGAGCCTGTGGGTACTGCGCTTTGAAGAAATTGATCCATCGTTGAGCCGTCTCAGGCCAGTCCTCTCGACGGGCCTCGTCTGGCAGGTAGCGGGCGTAGCGGCTCTTGGCGATGAATTCTTGGTACGGGGTCATTTAGGTGATCCTCTTGTGTTAGGTAGGTGGGAGGGTTGTCTTTAGGGTCCGGCTCAAGTGGTTGCCGAGAAGAGGAATGTCGGCTTCCCTTTGATACTCATTGTTTTCAGCATGTGAGCGGTACCTTTTGTACCAGTGGAGAAAGCGACAAGGGCATCTGCGTACTCTGCCATCTTCACGTTGCGTTTGAAGCCAGCTGCCTTGTCCACAGTACCATCCTCACGGAGCCATTCCGCAGGGAACCGGGTGAGTGGTACTCCCCGTTTTTCAGCCCAGAATTCACCTAGGGAGTCAGCTCCTTTAGCACCACCGGACACTACTTCTGTGATGGGTAGCGTATTGCGCAACTTGTCTAACTCCGTAAAGAGCCAGTCTCGCTTAGTCCAGTTGCGAGAGCCTGCTACAATGACCTTCATGCCTTGACAAGCTGTTCGAGGCGAATGATCGTGTCCATCAGGTCAGGATGGATCGGATCGGGTGACAGCTTCCGCGTCACAGCGTCTGCATTGAGGAAGTGCTCTTTCTCAACAGACTTTAGCTGCTTATTGATGATGTACATTAGTTCCTTCCAGCCAGCAACAGTAGACCCATCAGCAAGTACCGTCGGCGTGTCGTCCAATTCGATATGACGCCAATAACACTTGTCGTCGATTTGGAAGAGGAGGTCGATGTTGAGATACTCACCATCTTGCGAAGGTGCCTGCTTTAGCTGAACCAGTTCTATAGTCACTTGAACTCCGGAGGTAGAATGATGTTGTCGGGATGCCCCTCGAAGAAGGGCTTGATATCAGCAGGGTTTCGTCTTGCATAACCACAACCGATAGGCGTCACATAAAAAGTGAGCTCAGGTCTCTTGAGTGCCTCTCGGATGAGACCCTCTACACCCCAACGAATATGGTCCAGGCTTAGTGGTTTCATGTTGAAGTCCTTCGTTGGGATGGCGTACGACTGACCTTGACCGCCGTGGGGTTGTCCCCACTTGGCACCTGCGTGGTCGAGCGCCCACTTAGCGGCACCAGCACCGTGTATGCCCAGCTGGTTGGATCCGAAGACAAATATCCTTTTGCTACCTGGTAAGAAGAAGTCTGTCTTGAATGGTTTCATACAATCTCAGCAGGAACTTGCTCAATTCTGATCACGCACCATTCGGGGATTCCGTTTGCACTGAGGTCCATTGGAAGGTTGTAGATGTTGGTCATCTTAATGATCTTCGTCTTGAGACCGTGCTCGTACCAAGTGATTTTCCAGTCTTTCATGGGAGTCCTTATGAGAGGAAGTATTCAGAGTCAACGACTTCATTCACGTCTAGCGTACCAAGAGGCGGTTGCTTAGTGATAAAGGCTTCACGGTCTTCAACCAGCAAGGTGTCGATCACATCGAAGAAGTTCTCAACGTCATACTGAGCAATGAAGGTCATCTTGGCGATGTCCGTCAGCAGCTCCACATCTTCACACAGCGTCGCAAACGAATCGTGAACAGCACAGAATGCACCATCGAACGCGTTTACCGTGTTGGCAAGGTGGGCTGCGTCCATCGAGTGGACGAAGTTGGGGCTGATACCGCTGGCGAAGCTTCTTCGGCATGGCACCTTCCCTCCGGTTTCTTTGTTGATGACATCAACTCGGATAACATGCATGATGCGACCATCTTTGTTGCCCTTGATCCCCCGGATAGTGCCCCGCTGACGATGCTCATGCTGCAGCACTGCCTTGTACACTACCGGAAATCCACTTGGTGTGGTCCATTCCAGATGTTCCTTACCTTGGTCCAATTCGTGCGCTGCGATCTTCTGCAGGTATTTTGTCGTCTTCAGCGGACCAGCGCATACGTGGTTCACAGCATCGACCAGATCGCCAGACAACTCGTAGCAGTCATCCTCACTAATGGAATACTTCGTGGTGAAGCCTTCCACATGGCAGTCGTCGTACATGTTGCGAGCGATCCGGTTACGACCCGCAGAGTAGGCCCGTGTCATGGAACCCCTCTTGGCGATACCCTTTCGGATGTGCTTCATCGGGATGTTCCTGTCAGCGTACCACTTCGGCCTTGCGTGGATCATCTCTTTAGCCACTGCGACATAGAAGTCCTTCTGGATCTTTGTGGGGACCAGCGAGACTAACATGCCAGCGTCACGATCCTTTGACATTGCCGCCAGATGTTGCCAGCCGTTGTTGGATGCGTCACGAGGAATAGGCAGCTTGGACTCGAACATGTCGGGGTCCATTTGCCAGCCGCGTAGCTCCTTGCAGACGGCCAAGAACAGGTATGGCTTCTCGGCAGTCTCCTGCAACTTAAAAGCCCACTCGTTGGTGATTTTGTCCATGTGCGCCGTAGCCCAGGCCACTCGGTCTTCGATCGTCATCTTGTCAAGGCTGATGGAGTCGAGACCTTCCTGCTCAAGGTGAGCCACGTAGTCGGTAGTCAACCAGGGGAGCTTCTTGAGCTCACGGATCGTATAGGATCTGTTGTAGCAGGAGGCTGCATGCTGCTTCATGGCCCGAAGACCTTGCTCACTAACCTTTGTGCCTTCTGCGAACAGGAACAACGCACGGGAGATGTCAGAGCCCTGATAACCGAACAGCGTCTCCGAGTAGTAAAACCGTCCTCGGTAGTCACAAGAGACTTCTTGGTAGAACGGTTTGTTCTCCGCGATGACAAGCTCGGCCTTCTTCACAACTTGCTGGTACTCGAACCACTTGGAGCGCGCCTTTTGTAGACGAGCGTCTTTCTTTCCCAGGAACTTTGTGCCGTCCTTGTGGAACGTCTTCTTCAGCGGCGGTAGGCTACCCAAAATGCTCTGCTTGAACAGCACACCATCACTGTCACACAACCATAAGAAGTCAGGTGGTGGATTTGCCTTCAGCACTTCATAGACAGGTACGTTCACTTCGAAGGCTCTCGTGCGCAGTTTGTTCAGCGCTCGAACAAAAGGTCTATCCAGTAGTTCCTTGAACTTGGCGTTGTCTGTCCAGCCCTTGATGTAGGGTTCTCCCGTGATGGGCGACCATAGTCCTTTCACCGGCTCGGGCTTGGTGAAGGTGGTGCCCCGCAGGAGAGTGCCAACATCTTCGGGCATGTTCAGGACGGTTACCACGTAGGGTGCTTGCCTACCCTCGTACTCACGATAGATGTCTATCGCTTCGTCCTGCAGGAAGGCTTCAAGCAGCAAGTCGCCGAGAGCGAGGGTGCTCTTGTAGTCGGTTTCATCAGCACCGATCTTGCGGCAGATCATCTTGCCGATGGCGTCAGAGATGAAGGTCAGCTTCACGGTGTTACCCGCAATGCTCATCTTCGATCGCACGGCGAATTTGACAAGGGTGTCCCATGCAAGGTCCACTAGGCTAGGGAGCAGCGCCTCCCAACCTTCGTGATGGGCCAGGATGCGTGCTCCCTCATTGAAGACCTTGTTCGAGTTCAGCGTGACCTTGCTAACTCGTTGCGTGAGGTATTCAACAGGATCCAATGATTACTCCTCTTCGAAGTCGGAGTCAGTGATGTCACTCTTTGATAGACGGCCCGTCTTGGGGTCGTAGCTGGCTGCACCTGCGTCACCAGTGTCGCCTGATCGTCGCGCCTTCAGCACACGGAACCGAATGGTATTGCGGATCTTTGCGTCAGCATGCGTCATGTCTCGACAGAAAGCGATCACGTTGAAGCTGATCTGCTTGATGGAGCCAGAACCCTTGATATCGTCTAGGGATGGCATGTAGCCTTGCTCGAATGGTTTGCTCTTGTTGTCGGTCTTGCGCAGATGACTGATCACGCCGAGCCAGATGTTATGCTTCTTCACGATCTTCAGCAGGCCATTCATGACGAAATCGAATGCCTCGTTGCCGGTACGACCTTCAGCACCCTCTGACACTGCAATCGTGATGTGGTCCAGCACGATGTACTTACAACCCATGAGGGCCATGTACTCGATCTTGTCCAAGAGACTGTCATCACTGACCGCGCCTTGGTGATCCAGCAGCATGATTCGCTCATCACCGAACACCTGTTCGAAGCCCTTGCGGAGTTCTTCTGTCTTGAGCTTCTTGTCGAGGCGAGCAAGGTTCTTTTTCAGCGCCATACCGACGAACTTCTCGGCAGTGTCGCCAATAGATTCTTCCAGCGATACGAGCCCAATCATGTCTTCCGTCTTCTCGTGAAGGTGGAGCATGATCTCTTTGATGACGGTACTCTTGCCAGCACCAGTGCCGGAAGTGAACAGGTCAAGGTCACCCTGGCGGATACCCAGTACTTTCTCCTGCAGACCGGCCAGGGCGGGCGGGTACGCAACGATGACAGCATCTTGGATGGCAGTGAACTGTTCCCAGATGGCTTCGCCACGCACAATACCGGCAGGGCTGTAGGTTTGTGCATTGAACAGGGCGTTCAGCAGGTCTTGCCCACCGTGCTTGAGCCAGACTTCGTTGGCATCTTTCTCAGGCAGCGTGCAGATCTTTACCTTGTCATAGCCAACGATCTTGGCAGCTTCCTCGGTAGCCTTTCGACCGGCGTCATCCTGGTCGAAGCAGAGGACAACTTCCTTGAACGAGCGAATCCATTCGCGGTTACGGATTAGGGGCTCCATGACCGCAGCACTCGTCAATGACACCACCGGGTAGAATTTGCCGTACTTTTCGTACTGAGCAGCAGCCACGGACATGGCGTCGATCTCACCCTCTGTGATGACCAGACGGTCGGAACCGCGCGCTTTAGACTGGCCAAACAGGTCAAGATTTTTCCAGTCGCCAATGGTCTGAAATTTCTTGGGTAGCGTACGCCGCTTGTAGGCAACCAGTTTACCATCACGAGTGTACGGGTAGTAGTGCGCCTTGATGTTGCCGCTCTCGTCGTAGTCCACACGGACATCGAAGTAAGCAGCAACATTTTTCTTGATCTTCCGCTCCTCGAAGCCTCGGATCTCTAGTTCTTGAATCTGGTCCAGGGTCATTGATGTGACTCGGGTTGAAGGTTTCTTGACACGGACAATGCTATCCTCGTCAATAGGAGATGACTCTCCGCAGCTGAAGCAGTAGCCGAACTTGTCTCCGTCTTTGTATGAGAACGCGTCGCTGGAACCGCAATCAGAGCGGGGGCAGTTTGCGTGTATCCATCTTGCCATCGATCTCAGTTCCAGTAGTCCTTGTCAAGCTGACGCTCTCGTACTGCCCTCTTCTTGTGGTCTCGCTCATTACGGGCCAGTCGTTTGATGCGAGCTCGATTGTCTTCCGGCAATTTCAGAGTGTACAACTCCTCTTGTGGAATGCCAAATGGAACTCGGGATTGTTGCTTTTCCTTGTAGCGCATGTTGTGGACTCAGAAAAAGTGAGCCTACCCGGCGAGGGGCAGGCGGCAGGTGATCTGCTTAGATGTAACCGTACGTGTTGTTCAGCACGTTGTTGATCGTCACGGTCGAGAGCTCGAATTGACGACCCAGGGCGGCGATGTTCTTGCCACCTTTCTTGGCTTCTTGCTTGGCAGCAGCGGCGATAATCTTTTTGGCAATGGCGGTGGTCACCTTGCGGCGCGGCTCACCAGGACGGGAGCCGCAGCCCCGCTTCGCGATGACGACTTCCTTTTTGTCGGCAACTTTGGTCGAGACATTCTTCTTAGTAGTCATGGTATCAGTCCTTTCAGGCGCAATTGCACCGAAGCGAGGTTGTGGCTTCAGAATATACTGGCCGCTCGGTTCCTTCTTCCTGAGCTTTAGCCAGGGCGGTATTGAATCTGTGGATCCTCTCGATCTTCTGGAGGTTCTCACATGGTTTGGGTATCCACCTGATTGCATCGATGTGTTTGTTCAGGTAGACGGGAAGGCCCCATACCGGATCTTTAACGGTGAGGACATCCCACTTGTGCATGAGGTTCTGCTCACTGTAGGAGAGACACGACAGCGTCTTGCAAAGCAGCAGGATCTTGAACTCGAAGCAGTCCATTCCATACTCGGCAATTAGGTCGTTCAACCATTTCGAGGATGTCGTGTAGCGCTTCCAGTCAGATGGACCTACTCGCCGCGACTTTTTATAGCGATGGAACCCCTTCTTACCAATGTACTTCTCTCCGGTTAGGAGGAACGTGACTTGGTAGATGAAGCCTCGATAATGTTCAGGGTCGAAGCTAGCTGTTTCTTCGCGCGAGAAACTTTCGTCCCACTGCCAGTGTCCAATGTCGGGAGTGCTCCCCATAGCCGTTTCTCTCCATGCGTGCGGGCGAGACCATGGTCCAGTTCCATGCTTATTGCCTCATAGTCCATCTGCGCCAGGAAGTGGGGGCAGTCGAGCGGGCCTTTCCACTTGAGGCGGTCTTGAAGTTCATCCCAATCAAGTGGGCGGAAGTCTTCGTAATTCTGTCGGATGTAGATCAAGTTGGCGGTCTCTACCAGCACCTTCTTCCAGTCTTTACCCAACTCCTTCTTGTAGGTACCAACTACTGTATCCCAGAATTCTTGAGGCTGCTGATGATGCAGACGCTCACAAGCTCTCTTAGGGCCGATACCAGGGATACCTTGGATAGAGTCGCCAGCATCACCCATGAGGATCTGCCTCATAAGGAAGTTGTAACACATGTCCGGGCGATACTGCCGCAGCTTCTTTGTGTTAGGATTCCAGTGGTAGCCAGGGATCATGTTCAAATCCTTGTCGATGTGCGACAGCACGACCACCTTTTTTTCTGCTTGGAGTTCGCCAACATGTACGGAACAGTAGTCGTCGGCTTCCGCCCCATCTGCGCAGGCATATTGTTCCTGAACATAGGCATAGAGATTGTCGATCCGCCTCTTATAGTCAGGATCCATCTCTCGCTGAGTACGCCTTGTCTTGTAGGCAGGTGCGACCCGATAGCGGAAGTTGTCTTTGCCCTTGACGTAGACTGTAGCCGCTGGTGTTTCCAGCGATTCCATGATGTCGGTGATCCCTTGGTCGTAGATCCTTTCCATCTCCTTCTGACTTTTTGGACCCCATGCCACGGCATAGACGGCAGAGTCGCCGTCGATGACGACATGGTCAACATCAGGCATTTTCACCTTTTTCTCAGCAGGGAGGATGTTGTTAAGCGTTGTCTTTCGGTTTGCCATCGTCCTCTTTCATGATGATGATTTCTTCGGCAAGCTCTAGGTTGGCAAGTGTAATGAGTTCTCTACGCTCAGCAGGAGCATGTCTGTCTTTTGATGAAGGTGATTCCTTGCCACAGCGCGCCTCGCTGTTCTGCGGGAGTGCCTCCCAAGGTATGACGTTGTTCCAGCTCACTAGTGGATCTCCGAATACTTGTAGCCTATTTGCGCGGTACCATCCATGCAGTAGACACCGAACCACTTAGGCGCTTCTCGGAATGCTTCTTCCGCAAGGGCTTTCACACGCTCTCCGTTTCGCTTGTGGACTTCAACGACAAGCTCGTCGTGGTAGTGCAGGAGGAATTCGTGCTTGATGCCTGCGTCGATGAGCGCATCTTCCAGGTAGACAGCGGCAGCCTTGCAGGTGAGGCCTTCTGCCGCCTGTAGCAATGTCATCAGTACCTTACGGGGCTGATCACAAAATAGAATGCGACCATCAAGGCCACGTACAAAACCATTCTCTCTCCCGAAGCGTGCTTGCGTCTTCTCCAAGTAGGCTTTCTTGCCTTCTAGGAACTTCTTCAGACCCGGCACTGAGTCAGCGAACTTGGCTTGGGCTTTTTCGCCAATCTTGCTGTTGCGAGAGCCCATCAAGATTTCAGCTGACTTGCCTGCCGTCGCGCCGAACAGCAATGCATAGAGGAACCGCTTTGCACGGTCTCGCTGCTTGTCGTACGTATCAGCTGTCTTCTTGTCGATGAACTCCATGAGAGGTTCAAGGTTCTTTTTGTGAACGTCACCATTCACAACTTCTGCTGTGTACTCATCGTTGCCGATGTAATGGCACAAGCCTCTCATCTGGTTGCCCGCAGAGTCTGCGCCGACTAGTACGGTATCGTCGAACGACGTTGTAAGTAGACCCCGCATCTCTGGGCCATAGTCTGACTTGAGCGCAGGCATATTGGCGACGACTTCATGCCGACAACGCATGGTAGGAGTGCCAATGCACCACATACGACCATGGAGACGCCCCCGTTTCTCCACTTCTTCAATCCATCCATTAAGAATTCCATAGCGGTTCTTCACTGTGTTGAACTCGATGATCTCTTTGCCGATGTCACCGAGCGGTTCCAACGAGGAGTCCGTCAGCTTCGGACCTTTGTCAACTCGCTTGCCGTTGATGTACTCGAAGTTGTATTCGTCGGGCACCCAACCAAGACTGAACAGCCATGCTTTGAGTACCTTGTCGGAGGACAATTTTCCTTGTTGGAAAGAGATTCGACAGTATGGGCCTTCATAAACACGGTTAGCCTCGTCTTGCCCATCCTCCTGCGCGACGCCGAACCACTTAGCAGTGTGCTTGTCATAGCGACCATCCTTCAGAATCTTGACGGTCTTGAAGTCTTTCTTCGAGTCTTCCGCAACGCAGATTAACCCGATCTTGGGCTCCAATTTCTCGGTGATTGCTTTGATACGGGCGGCTAACTTTTCACGGAGCTTAAGTGCAGACTCCATGTCGAATTCCCAACCCCTAACACGGATCCGCGCTTCGATTGCTGCGAACCGCATCTCAACCCAAATTCCATCATGGATGAGCGGATTGATCTTGGCTGTTTTCTGAACTTCATCGATCAGGCTGTTGTACACCTTCACGTTGAGGGTTACGTCGGTCTCACAGCGAGAACGCATTTCAGGGCTGTACTGCGTCCAGTCCTCGTGCTCTTGTTTTGGGTATCCAAGTTGCTTGCCCCACCCTTCGAGACTATGCGGGTGTCCTCGTTTCCATCGCATCATCTGCGACAAGATCCAAGTGTCAATGATCTTTGTGCTACGATCTGGCACCCAACCTAGTAGTTCTTTGAGGACTACAAGGTCGAAGCCAATGATGTTGTGCCCCGCAATGATCTTCTGCTTCTTTAACAGTTCGAGACCTTCAGCTAGCGGTGGCAACTCAGGATCATAGTCACTAAACGACCATTGCTTACCTGTCTTAGTATCCTCCATCGTGAGGATCCAGACGATGCTGACACCGGGATAGAGGCCGTCTGTCTCGATGTCAAACACCATTGCCATCAGGTGTTCTCCTTGTTTCGGTTACCTAGCGCCTCGCGCAAACTGTTAGGAACCAGTCGCACGTAGTACTCGTCTAGGATTCGCGCTTCGATTTCTTCCGGGTCGAAGAAGTACGCAGCGTAGTTGAGCTCATCGTCAAGATCTTCATCCATGAGCACACGTGCTCGGATACCCGTTCTACCTGTCAAGGCTTGGCAGCAATGTACGAACTCGTGGCACAGAACTACCATGAAAGTGTGGTTGAGGATCTCGTTGTTGGGCAGCTTGACGTTGCCGTAGTACGGGTCTTGAATCTGCACGATGATCTTGTTCTCGTCAGGGAGCACTGAGGTGATCCCTGTAGAGCCGTCTTCACCTTGGTAGTCGGCAACAACGATTGATACATCCCACGGCTTGCGCGTCACTTTGACTCGGAACCGTTTGCAGTAGTCAAGTACAATCCTACGGAACAGCTCTTTGTAGTCCTTCTCTTTACCGAAGGTGGCTGTCACCCTGACCCGGGTGATTGGTTGCGCCATGCTTAGTCTCCAAAGTGGAGGTTCTTACTTGGCTGAACTAGGGCAAGATCTCTCGCTTGAGATCGAACCAGTTCGCCAAGGGCTTTTCGCTGAGTAACTTCACGGTCAAGCAGCCACGCAAGGAGGAGACTCGGTGCTGCTCCTAGGGTAAATGCCAAGGACTCGGAGAAGTCGGGGAAGTTGATCTGCATGCTGTTGATATATTTCGATGGATGGAAAGTGTCTTAAATGATTTCTTCCACTTTTGCTCTCAGGAATGGGATCGATGTAATGGACTTCACGCACACCGGCGTGAGCCAGCTGCACAAGGCAATGCATGCACGGCTCTTTAGTGCAGTACACTTGCCAGCGAGAAGCCCATTGGTGAGGGTCAGAGAACTTAAGTACGGTCTGGATTGCTGCTGTCTCGGCATGCACCACGAATGGGCGTGCTTTTCCTGCTGCATCCCGCATGCAGGTTCCGTCCAGCGTGTGGTTCCAGCCCGTCACTGTGTTGCCCTCTCCATCGACAATCACGCAGCCAACTCGGTCGCGGAGGTCTAGGTCGCGAGAACACGTTGCTGCTAGTATTGCGCGGGAAAGCCACTTGTCAGCTTTGTCGATTGCGCTCATAGTACGGAGCCCACTTGGTGATGGCATTGAACTTATCTGCCGCAGCTTTGCGGATGACGTCCTTGTCGAGATCCCAGGCTTCTGCGAGGCGCTCGATACCCGCAAGCAACTGACCGAGTTCTGTTTCCAGCTTCACCTTATTGTTGACCTGCGTGATGTGGTTTACCATGCCGAAACGGTTCACCTTGCAGATCTCTTGGATCACTTCTGCACATTCCTCCATGACGATGTCATCGAGCGCGAGGTCCATACCCGCTTCGTATTCAGGAGGCTTCTCTGAGAAGTTTGCACCTGGGTAGAGGTTCTCCAGCTTGTAGGCCAGTGCACGTTCCTCGATAGCGGTGTCAGTCAGATTGGCTCGCATGACGTCTTGGATGTGTTGAGCCACATCAGGGTCATGAAAGCCACGCATCTTAGTCATCTTATCGATCATGAGCTCTGGCATTGGAAGCAAACCTGCTTGTGCCGCCTCGAAGGTGTCAGGCCAGCGGGTGCTACCCCGTAGGGTAAGACCGTGTTGGGTGGAGTCAGATGGGTTCTGCATCATTGAGTCCTTCGTCGCCAGGGATGAGGTCCACTAGTTGATTGATGAGATTGAACACGCGGAGAGAATGTTTGGGACCACCGGGTCGTTGCCCCGGATTTTCTTGATGTCCCAACACATTGACGATCTCTCGGATCTCCTCGATGGCCCAGTCATAACCATCCGTGGCTTCGTCAGGCCCGTTTTGTAGGTCTTCGTTTTCAAGTTCAGTTGCCAAGAAGCCTCCTTCGTTGTGCGGTAGGAATCATATTGCGCCGATCATAGGACCAGCCGCCACAGTCGCTGCATTGGTAGCGCTGGTAGGTGCCGACTTGCGTGGTACGCATCCCTCGCTTGACCATCTTATGGCCGCCACACTTAGGGCATTCACCATCACTGTGACTATCCAGAACGTTCACGTTGGGATGACCTTCAATCCAAGGGCGCAGTCGGATGTACACTTCCTCAAGGACTTTGACGTCAATGATGTTGTACTTCCGCATTTCTTTCCGCGCTGCAGGATTTCGCTTGAGGAATTCAGTCCACAAGTCGAAGCCAGGGAACTTGCCGTGCTTGTACTTGGGAACACCAACGAGAGTACCGATCCAGGCGAGCTTGTTGCTGGTGAAGCCGAATAGCTTCCTAGTCTCTTGCAGTGTGTCGAGCACACGAACAGGGCTGAAGGGCTGCATTCCCGCTGTGAACATGCGGGCACGGATCTTGCGCAGATCAAATCGCTGGCCGTTATGCGTTACTACAATGTCAGCTTCATCAAGGAGTTCCCAGAGACGCTGTAAAAGGCTGGAGTCATCTCGGATGTCTTTCTCATCGAAGGTGTCGTAGTAGACTGCCTTTCGCATAGGTTCTCCCAACCACTTAGCACCGAACGAGAGGATGGACCAGTCCACCTGTACCTGATCGATGTTGATGTTTTCCTTCCACAGTCTCCAGTGGTAGGATTGGATGGGCGCTGTCTCAATGTCGAGCAGCAAGATGCGGAGTTTCGTAGGAGGTAGTTTCATTGGGTCGCGAATGAAGCAGGCTTGCCTTGCAGGATGTGATGGATCACCTTTCGTTGCTCCTTTGTCGGGTGGATTCCTTCGGACACGAGGTACTGGCACACTTTGTATGCGATCTCTGTCCGGTCGTAGTCACGCTCATCATCCATGACGATGATGTTGAGGTCTCCTTTTCTAAAAGGGATGAAGCCTTTGTTGTCGTAGTCGTTGAAGCGCGGGTAAGTGAATCCGTAGTCGGCAAGGCGCGCTGCAACTTCGTTCACATTAGGAACGAGCATGAAGATGTCGATGTCAGCTGCTTTTAGACCCAAGCCAGCGGAACCCCCAAGGAAGTATTTCGAGGCTTCCGGCACTGCGGTATGGGCATCTGAGATGGCTTTTTGCTTGGCATCAGGACTAAAGATCCTTGCTGGTTGGGCAGTAGGTACCGGCTCAGCGTGAAGTTCTTCCAAGACAGGGGTCGGGTCTTGGAGTTCAGCGTCAGTGAGGGGGAGAGGATTAGCGATGCTCATGTTTGTAACCTACCATTTGGAAAGCCTCTCACAGAGGCAGAAGGAGTAGAGTTGATTGGCACGGGCAATACTCATTGCACCTGTCGCAGCTAGTACGCCTTGCATGAGGGTTTCCAGCTGCTCTTCCCAACGCTTAGAGTGCAGTTTGATACCTGCAGCAGCCATCCGACTGTCGAAGGACTCTTGACAGGTCTTGCTCAGTGATCATTTCTGTTCCAGTTCTTTAGTACGAGGGCGTAGGTAGCGGATTTCATCGAGAGTACACCAAGGACGCCCGAACACTACCTGTAGGTTTTCAACGCAGAGGTTGAAGTAGCGGGGGTCAGCTAACGTACTTCTATGGACGTGTCCATGCAGGTTGACTCGCCCGCGAAGTTCATCCGGGTGAATAGGCGCATGGCTCAGCCAGAAAGACTTCCAGTTCCAAAGACCGTGCACATCGTCGAACACTTCAAGGTATTCATGCGTCTTGAAGTTGTCGTGGTTACCGCGCACCAGGGTCTTTCGACCGGGCAGCTTGCCAAACTCCTTAAGAGCTTCTTTGGTGAATGCCACATCACCAGTCACGACGATGTGGTCATTCGGGTTGAACGCTCGGGACAACTCTCCCATGAGCCAGTGGCGATGCGCGGCTTCATCGACGAACTCTAACCCATGGAGCTTGCGATACTTGTAGATGTTCTTGTGACCCAAGTGGAGATCACTACAGAGGATGATTCGACTCATGCCGCAACGGCGATAATAGGAACACACTCTCGTTGGCGAAACTTTGCGAGAGACTCTGTGGTGGGTCGCTTTGAACGGGGTTTGATAAGCATGTACCCGTAGTTGGTGTAACCTGCAGGTTCGTAGGTGATGGTGTCTCCTGTGATGCTAATGACGCGGTGCAGCTTCGTTTGCAAGCCACCAGCATGGAGCCTGAACATAGCGCCTTGCGTCCACCATGCGGTAGGCGCTTTGGTGAAGGTCACTCGAATCTCTGACATGATCCAGCCTGCCTCAATGAGCTTTTTTACCTTGAGAGGCCAACGCCAACCGTTGTCGATAAGGTACTTCTCGTCTTGTTCCACGAGTAGTTGGATCAGTGGTGTGGTCTGTAGCAGCTTGACCCTCTCTCGTTGAGTCTCGTAGGCAAGGAGCCAGTAGCCAGGGAACTCGCCGTGCTTGCGAAGATGCTTGTACTTTTCGGCGAAGCGGTCCATTTCAGCCTGCTCTTCTAAGGTGAGAGCTTGCGGGTTGGGGTTTTTAGGAAAGTATTTGTTGTAGCTGGCTTCGTCAGGTCCACCTTCACGACGTACAGTCCAGTTCAGGTAGGCGTTGTAGACGGTATTTTTATGCGCAAGGGCAGTCCAACGGGCTTCATCACGATTGCGTTCTTCCCAGATGGCAGGATCGAAGCCAGCCATCTTGAAGCAGTCAAGGATGCTCTGAGTAGTCATGTTTGTGGAAGCTGTAGAGGGTGAGGACAGCGATTGCGTAGCTGATAAGAGCCAGTAACCAGTTTGGTATGTAGGGCTCTTTGTCGAAGGTTTTCAGGTAGGATGCTACGGCGTAGCCGGACATTTGTCTTTGACCAATTCACGGTGGCGCTCCCCAAGACCATGAGGGTCTTAGCTGCGGAAACTATCTACGCGGATGTCCTTCAGGAGTAAGGGCGGTGGAGCTCAGCCATCAAGCTCCATGTCGCGGATTTCTATGAAGATCATGTGGCGGGCTTCGTCTTTGATGTTGTGATCGAAGAACTTCACTTTGGCATACATTTTGTTGATGATGTTGTGTCGCTCGTTCCAGAACATGTGGCGTTGATCACGCGTGAAGCCAGAGCCTACTCGTTGTGGTTCTTTGAAGCCGGGTACTTGCACGAGGAAACCACCGAGAGTGCCTTTGCCGACGAGACCCGCTTTGGCTTTGGACCGCTTGGTGTTGCCCAGGTTCTCATCGACTTCTGCCACATTGGTGTTTTCCATTTCTTCGAAGGCACCTACGATCAGACCTTCAGTGTCGGTGAACCGCTTCAGCTTGAATGTGTTATTCTGCCGCAAGGTAGTGCGCGATTCGATGTACTTACCGCCACGACATCGGATGACGATACCCTCGTAGCCAGCAGCCAGCATGCGTTGCTCGTAGGCAAGGAGTTCTGATTCATTAGCTACCTTTTCGTGCGGGACTGCGTAGAGGTGCGGGATCTTTTCGTTCTCCACGAAGTAGCGCATTTCATCGTAGCGTTCTTCATAGGGCTTATTGCTGTCGTCTTGCCAGTCGAACAGGTAGTAGCCCCACTCGTTGGGTAGCGGCTTGCTGTCGGATCGAAACAGCGAGGTGGATTCACTCAGGACGGCAGGGCCGTTTGGTGCACCGCAGATGAGCTCACCATCAGCACCGTTGAAGGCGTTTGATTTGAAGTACTCCTGCGCGTAGACATTCGGGATGAGCTTCAGCGTACGGCTTCGCAGTCCGTTGTCATGCTTGACGGCGCGCATACCGTCTAGCTTGGGAGTCACGAAGACAGGGTACGGGAGTTTGCTCGTGTCGGGGTTTTCCCGGTAGAGCAGCATGGGTTTGATTCGTTTCATAGGCGGTGCTCGCAGCTGAATTTCAGGGTGGGAAACTTGCTTTGCATGATCTCTCTTTGCTTGTGGCAGGCTTGCATAGGCGCAATACCCATGAGACCTTCGCGCGGAGGCATGAAGTGGTACTGCGGATCGTATCTTTCATCCATAGTCCATGCCCAAGTGGGGTACCATGTTTCGGCGACAAGCACGACAAGCACGATTAGCATGTTAACCTACTCCAGGCGGGTCGTCGTCGTTGCTGCAACAGGTGTAGAGAAAGATCGTCATGGCGGTTGCCAGGAAGACCCATTCCCACCATGTCGTGTTAAAGAGCTCAGGGCTCATTTCTTGTGTCTCTTTCCGAATCCGTTGCCACCTTTGAGAGGGGCTGTGAAGGTAGGTTCGATTCGCTTGCGCAAATCTTCGATAGCAGCGTTACTGACTTTCCGTTCTTCCTCGAACTGGTTAGCCATCGCCTCCAGTTCACGCTCGTGTTGCGAGATGAGTGCTTGAACCAGAGGGTTCTGGATCGGGAAGCTACCGTCAGCGGCTTCGTGCCGTTTGATCACGTCGTCGAGGCGAGCGGCATACCAGCTGATTTTCTCAGACTCACTCGACTCCTTGTCTTTCTTGCCGATGCGGAACGTGTACTTGAAGATCTGACCTTTCAGGTGTGCGATCACACCTTCGTAGCCGAGTACATGCTCCATGATGTCCATGTACTCGAAGCCAGGGACAAGGTCTTTGTAGTAGCTACGGGATCCTGCGTGATTTTTGTTGCTCAAGTTGAGACCTTTCCGGTGTTGATGGTTCCTACCCAGATGACTACCACGCCAGCGAGGCAGATGAGGATGTGAATGATCTTGACGAGAGTCATGTCAGAAGGTTGCTACTTGTTTGATTTTGACGGTGGAGTACAGCTTGTCACGCAACATGTTGGTAGCGTAGGTGACGGCTTGATAGGTGGCATCTTCAGGTGATATACTTTCTGCTTCGTGAGTGCTGCGCTCACCGTCAGTTAGGGTGGTGACTTGTGACATGAACTTCTTTCCTTTTCGCTTGATGTTAATGGCGACGATTTTCATTGCGCTCCTTGCAGAGGGTGTGCCTGATCATTGGCAGCAGAGGTTGTTGCCACCAAGAAGACGACCGGTGTTGGGCTCGACTTGCACAGCGATGTCGTCATAGATGCGCACGCAGTGGATGTCTTTGACGTTGGTGATGGCGAGTTGGAATCCGAGGTGCTTGTCACACCATTTGCGAATTGCGCGTGTTGCGGCAAGAGCGCTGTCTATGCGTGCTGTTTGGTCTTTTTCAGGGATGTTGTGGCGTCGTTCATCCCAGGTGAACATCAGGCTGTGTGGGTCGAAGTAGATCAACGGCCAGACACGGGCAGTGAAGATGCGACACTCTGTGTTTTTGTGCGTTTCTTTGAGGAGTTCGAGCATCGGCATGATTGGCTCGCCGAGTTCATCAGGACCAGCCCACTTGTGGTAGGTGGCGAGAGTGCGGTCGAAGTCGAAGCCGATCCAGTGGTTGCTGCGGTCCATGTAGCAAGGCACCTTGCCTTCCTCAGCATTGACCTTTTTGATGTAGTCTCCGATCGTCTTCATTTCTTTTTCCGGGTAGCCATTGTGGGCGGGCTTGTATTCAGCGGCTTTCACAGGCGCGGTATTTCGAATTTGACAAGGCAGCTTGGCGGGGTCAGTTTGCTTGTGGGCCGGAGTGAAGAACATGACGTGGTTTCCTTGACTAGGGTGGTTGCAGTTTGCTTGTAGCAGTCTACGTAGCAGGGTGTTTTGCTGTATGGGCGTGTTCTTCAGAACCAGTCATTGGGGTGCCAGAAGTAGTGGGCTTTATCCCAGGTCTTTCGGAATGGGCTGTCTGCAGGTGGCCTGTCCGGGTGTTTGTTGGGAGGGATGTTGTTTTTAACAGGTTTGCTCACTGGTATGGCCTCAGGTGGTATAGAGGGCATTTCGGCGCGGTACACTTTCGCACGTCTTCCATCTTGTCGCCGGTGCAGTGTAGGCAGAACTGCTTGATGGCTTGCATCGGAGTGGCACCGCCGTTCTTTGTGGGCTTGGCTTTAGCGTGTGCAGCTTTGAAAGCGGCTAGTGCCTTCGGGCCTTTCTTAGTGGCTGCTGCGAGGTCAGCGCGGTACTTTGCTAGCGCGAGGGCTCCTGCAGATTGCTTTTTGGCAGGGATGACTTTCTTCTTAGTAGCCATTCATGGGCTCCACTTTGAAGTATTCGATGGTACGGACTCGTGATCGGAAGTCACGATCGATGGCTGCCAGGGTGACGGCGAGGGCACGGTCTCCTGATACGGCTTCGCAGAGCTTTTCCCATCGGGTGGGAGGACTCCCATCTGCACAGAGAACACCGTGCTCAGCATGCATTGAAACATGCCCGTCTTCTGTCGTTTTTCGAACGACGCGGTAGCAGATCCGAGAGTTGTCAGTCGTGTCTACGCTTTCGGGCTTCAAACGATGACGCATCTGCATCTGCTTTGCCTCAAGAGGATCACGTCGGAAGGCGCAGTCCTCGATGCGATAGGTGTTTGCCATGTTTTCAGAGCGCCTTTCGGAATTCGAGCGCGATGACACCCGTGGTTTGAGGAATAGCGGGTGGGACGATTCTGAAGGTCAAGTTGTTTGTGGAGATCATTAGGCCAGCTGCAAGCGGAGCGTTGTAGCCGGTGACTTTGCCTGCGAACACACCTGCTTTGGCTGACAGGATGGGCCACTCTTTCTGGCCGATGGCGTACCATGTTTGCCGGAAGTAGCTGTTTCGATAGGTGCCGATCTGAGTGGAGTAGCCGTCTTTGTGCTGGAAGCGGAGACCTGCGCCGAGGTTTTGCTCGTTCCACCCCCGCGAGCGGTCGAAGTGGTACGACACACCGTGCACAACAAGTTCGGCTGCCTTCGGGCGGTCAGTCCAGAAGACCAGGGCGAGGAGGAAGAAGACCATGATGATGGCCGGAGTGATGCGCTTCATGACTTTCCTTAGTCGATGATTGTTGCGAAGTCGCAGCGGATGGCGGTTTGTGAGAAGGTGAATCCTTGGAGGCCCAGTTTGTGGATTATCTCGCGGATACGGTCTCGGAGTAGCTCGTGAGCGGCGTCGCTATCGTGGTGATCTCGCACGACGATTTCGCTGCCAGGGTTTTCGATAGCACGAGCGATGTAGTAGAGAGCCAATGCGGTGGAGCGACCTGTTTGGCGGTTAGCAACACCACGGAGGTTTCCGTTTACGATCAGGTTGTGTGCCATCAAGGCGACGTTGACTTTCATTGACCAAAGATCTCCGGCTTGATTTGTTTCACGCGGGCGTAGATCAGTACTTGCAGTGTCTTGAAGTTGATGTTGCTGTAGTTGGTCGGCTTTTTGACGTACTCCCAGAGCTTTTCGACGACGACATCTTGGTAGGCAGTGTGTAGCAGGCGCGGAATGTCTTTGGAGGTAAAGCCTTCATCTGGTTTTTCGGCGCGGATCTTCGCGATGATCTTGTCGAGTAGGTTTTCGGTGATTGTTTTCTCGGCGATTTCCTTCTCGATGACGTTCTTGAACATAGAATCGTCTGTTTCGTCTTCGCCCCACCAGAATGAGATGTTTTTGCGGGAGAGCTTCGGGAAGATGTGGGTCTGACCGAGGTGCTCCATGTGGACGTATTCGATGTCGTCTTTGGTCATGTTGCTTTCTAAGCCTATTGTGGCGACCCTGAAGGGAACGGGTAGAAAGGAGAAGCCCACCCCTGGGTGGGGGCGGGCATGTTTCGAGGTCAAATACCTGCGATGTTCAGTAGTCGCTGTTGCCGCGAGACTGTTTGACGGGTGCCTTCGCCGGAGCCTTCGTGCTGGTGGCTACCGTCTTGGCGGCAGGCTTCTTTTGTGCAGCCTTCTCAGCAGCCTTCTTGGCTTGGTAGGCGGCGAGACCAGCGTTCACTGCTTTCTTGGCAGCGGGCTTTTGCGGGAGCGTGTCGTACTCGTCATCGTCGGTGTC